TCCATCTAATTGACTAAGAGTCCAGTTAGCTATTGTAGTACTAGTTGGTATATCACCTAACTTAATATCTTGTCCTGAAGAACTTTTATCTTTTGTAGCTCCAGCTGCTTCTGCCTCTGCTCTTAAAGATCTGAGGTCTCTTATATCTGAAGCGCTTTCTTCTTTAAACTTTTGACGAGTTTCTCTTTTAGCTTGTACGTCAGCATCAATACCACTAAAAAGTCCTTGAAGACCTGTAGCTAAATCTTGACTCGGTACTCCTTTATCGCTTAATAAACCTTTCTCTAGTTTTAATTTTGCAATATCTAATCTATCCGCCATATTATTTTTTTAGTTTAGCAATAAGTTCTTCTAGCGGTATACCTAGACTTTTAGACAATTCAGCTAATTGAGATTCATTAAAATCTTTACCATCTCCAATACCAGTGAAATTAGATACGGCACCTACTATATTTTTACCTACACCTCCTAAAGAACTCAAAAATTTTCCAAACCCAGTTTTTGGATCTGTTTCATTGTCTTGGGATCTAAGCTGACCATCTTCAATTATTGTTTTATCTTTAGCATCGTCTTTCGTAAGCTGCTTAGTAGCGTCTCCTTTTTTTGATTTAAAAACAGGAGTTAAAGCACTAAAAGCTTGTACACCTGCACCAACTAAATCTTGTGTTCCTGATACTGATAGAGCATTTGCATTTGCTTCCATTGCATCTGCCTCAAGTGATTTCTCTATAGCTCTTGTGTCTTTCATTCCAGAGACTAATTCGCCTTTTCTGTTACCTTCTTTAGCGGTTTGTAAATCTAAATCCATTTGGATTTTAGCCATAGTGTCTCTCGCCTCTGTTCTCGCTGAGTCTTGTGTAGCTTTTATTTTACCTGCTGTAGCAGCTACCCCTCTTTGATCTCCTTCAGCGGCTGCTTCTAATATTGTAGATCCATCTAGCGTTTGTAATTCGTTAGCGGTGTCAAATATTTGCATAGGTACTTGAACAGCCTCTAATCTGTTTTGTTCTAAATCTGCAAGAGCTTGTCTTTCTAGTTCCAGAGCTTCCTCCTCCAGTCTACCTGCTTCTCTACTCTGGCTCTTTGCAGCGTCAATAGCCGAAAAACCTTTGTAAGCCATTGACCCTACCGATAAAACCGCTGATGTTACTGCTGCCATATTATAATATTTTAATCATTTCTTTGTTATATTGACCAGCCTCCAAGTAACCTTCTTCTTTATATACTTTTATAAGACTGTCCGACTTAATTAATGCGTAAGCATATTTACATTTACTTTTCTTTAACACCATCTGTTAAAGAGCTTATAAGCTTTTTAAGACCTTCTTTTCTTTTAACCTTATCCTTATAGTTAAAGTTAGAGATAATCCAGTCACACCATCCTACCTTGGAGTTGGTAACATAAACAAAACCTGCGCAAACAGGAATTTCTCCATCATAAACCATATACCCACCCATTCCATTTTCTGGTAAAAAATCTTTAGGTGGAGCATCCCATCTCCAATCTGCCCACCAATTTACTAAAATTTCTATCGTAATCAGTTGAGCTTAATTTTTTTATTGTAAATCCCATTTGAGCAAAGATACAAAATCTATGGATAACTTTTGAAGACCTGACTATTGACAGAAAATAATTCTGTTGCAGTAGTGTCAGAGTTTGTTAAAGTAAATTCTAAATAATACCCCAACATACCAAAAGACTCTGCTACTGGGTCTTTAAGATAAACAATGTTGTCTCCAGCAGATGCGTTATTCACAGGATTTAATACCGTAACAACCCTTCTGTCTTCCGATATTGATGTTACAGGACCTAACTCAACTAAAGCTCCAGAATCAATTTTATAAGCTGTTGCGCCTATATTAAGTATGGAGTCAACAGAGAAATTAAATTCAATAGCTAAGGGAGGGGCAGCAACACTACCAGTTACATTTGCACAAGTACCCAACACCTTGAGTTGATCTAAGGTTTAAGTTTTCTTGATTTTGATTATATCTTATAAAACTAAAATAAGAACCTTCCTTTAAAGAAAAATAACCACTTGCTATACTACCTTGCTTGTAAATCAGTTTGAAATGTAGCATCCCAGCTAGAGTCAGATTCTAAGTTCTATGGTTTTAAAAACTTTTGTTTGAATTGGTTGCTCATTAAATACACTTGTTATAGATGAATCATATTGAACACCGTAGTAGTTATTTCTAGTAGGGTTTGTGTTATGTCTATACATATCACCGCCTTTAAATGTGTAAAGGTATTGATTCATACCCATAATAAAATCAGGGTAATAGCTATAGAATGACGCCCATCCTTGTACGTCTTGACTGTGTGTTAGTGTATAGTTTGGCATATTTTTATTTTAAGGTATTGAACAAGAACTACAAGTTACTATAAGGTCCGTTTCCACTATTACCTCCCTCGTCTATTTTAGAGTTTGGAGGAGTTGAAGATATGCTTATTATTGTAGCACAAGCAACAGCTCCTGATGGAGATTGTCTTACCCAAACAACATCTCCAACACTATATCCATATTGCAAAACAATTAAGTTGTTGTTTAAATAACCATCTTGTTGATCTAAATAATAGTATACAGAACCACTGTTACAATCTTGAGCTTTCCAAGAGTTAGTTCCACCACAAGGTGAGCAAGGATTTTGAGCTGCTAAAACACTAGATGACATTTCTCTGTATGTATTACCAGATGTTTCTTTATAAAATCCATCAGCTGCAATTGTTCCTGAAGTGTCTGAATATACACTACTAGTAGTTAAGTAAGGTAGTACCATAATCAACGTAGTACGTACTACTTGATGGTAAATTACAACATACATCTACTGCGGAAACAGAACTAAAAGCCAATGTTCTAGATGTATAGCACGTAGCACAAGTCTGTAAAGAACCAAGAACACTACTACTAATTTGTCTAAATTGACTACCACCTGGCTCACTATAAAATCCATCTGGAGCAACGTTTGTTAAGTTTACATCCGTATAAATATTTGTAGTATTTGCGAAAGTAGATCCAGTAGGATAATAATATTGCGATGGTGTTTGTGTTAAACAGCATAAGTCACTAGAACTACTAGCTGCATAATCTAAAGAATCAAAAGTAAAACAATCAGAACATACACTAGAACTTAATAAAGCTCCAGAAACCTGTTGTCTGTATTGACCACCAGATTGATAATAACCATCAGCAGATTTTACTGTTAAGTTCACGTCATCATAAACCGCAGTTGCAGTTAGAAAACTTACAGAATCAATATATTTATTTACTAAACTCATATTATTTATTATTTATGGACAACATTCGTCATAACTAAAATTAAATGTAAAACTTTGACCTGAACCTCCTGAATAAACTAAATCAGTTACTACGCAAGGACTAGATAAATTATTACCCGTTGTAAGGTAATTTCTCATACCAATAGAACCATAGTTACCATTGTTATTGTTTTGAGTATTTCTAAGCTCTAAAGTATTTGCTCCACCTACTACAAAGTTAGGATCAAATCTGTATGTTACCATATTGTTTAAAGGACATACAAAATCTGAACTTGTAATTGTTGCAGAAGTATTTGTAGTCGCAATAAATACAGAACCAACTTGAGAGTTAGCATTTAAGTCTAACGCCCCTATGTAATTATTATTCAAGTAAACATCAAAGTTATCGTCTTTAGCTGAATTACTATTACATACCTGAAACACTAAAGTTCTATCTGGACAAACTGGAGCGTCTGTACCACAATCACAACAAGACCCTTCAGAACTTGTAGCGTTGTAACAAAGTTCAATTGGCGTAGCTACTCTATAATCCCAAACCAAATATAAATAATCATCATTAGATGCGTTAGTATATGTAAAGCTTGATTGATAAGTATTACTACCCACATTGGTAATTGGTGTTGCAGTATTTAATAAAGGTATTAATGTATTTACATCAGCCTCGTCATAGTTTGTGTTTGAAACTAAATACTTTAACTTATCAGACAATGGGTCAAACGGAAATGTATCTCCGCTTAACTGTCTGTTTTGCATAGTAACTGTTGCTCCATCAGGTGGTATTGTACCAAATGAAGAAGGACCAGTTTGAGACTCAAACAAAGAAACACCATCCTCTTCTAAAATAACATTGTCACTTTGATAAGGGCTTATTGTAGTTCCATCAGACCACTTATATCTTACACTTGAAGTTAAAGTAGCGTCTCCTGAAGAATTTATTACTATTCTTTTTACTGTTAAATTTTCTGTTTGAGGACAACCTATTTGTAAAGAATAAGTTGCTGCTGTTGGTGTTACAGTAACTTGTGCAGTAGTTGGAAAAGACTGACCTTTATTCCAGGTTACAGTTCCAGAACCGCTAATTGTTTGATTAACAACACTAACACCATTATAATTTACAAGAAGTGTTGCGCTTCCAGAATCAAAATTATAAACACAAGCAATATCACCTATTGTTGAAGTACAATCTAAATTAAAAGACACAGCCTCACTTGAATTGTTCTGTCTAAGTTCGTATCCACAATCTCTATCTACAGGAGGTACAGGAACAGGCTCATTGTTATTTGTTAAAACAAACTCATTCATATAAGGGTCATAACCACCTAGCTTTTGTGTATTAAAGTTTTCTGTAAACAAATCTCTAAACCAGCTACGCATACCTAAAGAAGATATTACCTGAAGCTTATCTGACTTTGCGCCTACACCACCCCTAATGTTTATTACAGAGCTTCTTTTTGCATCTGTAAAATACACGTCATAACCATAAGATGTAAAACTCTCAGGATTATTACTTATACCATACTCTTCTATTCTAGCTAACTGAGTTCCTAAAACCTCTGGAACAGATGTTATAGCTCCTCCAGCAGCAGCATCAGAAAGTAAATTTTTTCCTACAAGTACGTAAGATATTTTATCTTCCTGTAAAGTAAGTATATCAGTTTGTCTTGAATGTAATTTTCTAATAGGACCATAAGAACTTTCTAATGTTTTAAAATTAGATAACCCTAAATTAAATTCATTAAGCTTATTTATATTAGACTCTTTGTTATAGTTTCCACTATATGTTATATCACTAAAACGTAAAGTTTCTTTGTACTGTTCTTCAGATACTGAAGTAACTTTTTCTCCAATAGTAAAACTAGGAGTTGCTAGTGCATCTAAAACCCTATTTGATTCTACTCCATTCCCAAAAGTAAAGCAATTGCTAAAAGTTAAATTTACTACAGCAGGCAAGCTTACTGTTTGATCTTGATCAGTGTCATTAGTTCCTGATTGATGATACCCTCCAGATATATTAAATACTTGTTCGTTTTCATAATAAAGCTCTGTATTCGCATCTTTTGCTTCAGTCTCAAAAACCATAAGAGTAGTTGCTCTTTGAACTACAATCTCTATGTTTCCATAAGAATTTCTTTTATCAGGTGGATTACATTGAGGTGTTCCGTTCTGTCCAACTAAATACATTTTACCATTAGAAGCGTCTGTCTGAAAAGAGTAATAAGACTGACCGCCACCTGCTAAAGAAGTAAAGTAAGGGTATAAAGTACTAGGTTGGTTTATATTATTTATAGTACTATCAGATCCAGCTGATTGACCATTTGTTAAGTCAATATTATCTCCTTCAACAAAAGCATACATACTATCATAGTCTTGACTAGCTGTAAAGGTTTTATCATATAAGTACTGTCTGCTACCACACTTGCTACCTCTTTTATATCTTTGCTCTCTTAATTTTATTTGAACAATACTACCCGCTGGTATAGTGTATGGAATAAATTCATCTGTAGGTCCTGTTGTGTCTGGATTAGGAATAGAAACATCATATCTAACAGCACAATAAGAACCTTTACATCCTTTTTCTCCATAGTTTATAAAAGCATTTTCTGGTGAAGCAGCAGAAAAATTACTTGGTCTAAGTTGCATATAGACTCCTGTTGGCTGACCACAAGTGTCATCAACTAAAGTACCATCACTATTTCTATCACACAACCAATTTTCTACTTGACTACCATAGTCAAGAACTTTTGTACTAACACACCTTAAAACAGGTCCATTAGTATCAGACTTAACTTTTAAGTTTTCATTTAAAACTACTTTAGTTTTATTATCACCCTCTAATTTAAACCATACATTCCCCGTTTCTTCTTCCTGAAAAAATATGTTTGAGTACACTGTTCTGTATTCATCCTTAGATGGTTTTAAAACAAACTTGTATTTAGTAGCCCAATAAGGAGGGTAACTATTTAAAGTAACTTTTATTGTATTTTTTGTAATAGAATTATCGCAAGGAACATATATTGTATTATTTGTATCGACTAAAGCTGTACTTGCTCTTCCATAATCATCCTCGTATACAATACCTACCTCATAATCCCTGTCACTATGTAAGCTACTTTTAGATGAACTTAAACTATATAAAAATTCTGATTGAAGAACAGTAAAATATTCATATGCAAATATTCCTAAAGGAACAGCAGGAGATACACTTACATCATATTTTTCATATTTAATAGCTTGAGCTGTTAAAGAGAATGTGTTGCTGCCTGGTGTAGAACCTATTGACATACCTTGGTTTGTTCCCGATAAACCAAAACCTACTTTATACCAGCTTGTTTTTGGCACTACCGAACAGTTAATTAAATCTGTAATAGATGTTCCACTTGCACATCCTGTTGTACAAAATGGAGGAAAACAAGTTGAGTCTGAGGGTGCTACAAATTCAGATATTGCAGCAACAAAACCTGGTGAAGTTACTAGGTCGTGTGCATTTGCAAAGTCTTCTTGTAAGTTGTATAAAAATGTGTTCTCAAACTCATTCAAAGGCTCTGTTCCATCAACATATTCTGATGCGCCTGAAAATTGTGAATGACCTAAATTAAAGTCAATACCTATTTGAGCGCCTGCTTTTAAATCATATCCAGATATATCATAACTAGCAGTACCATTTATAATATTTACTGAACCATTTATAGAATAGTTGAAGTCACTATTTACTGATGATGTTTGATCAGATGATAAGTTTTCCGTAATTAAATCTAATTCATAATCTAAGTAAACATCTTGACCATCAGAATTAGTTATATCATATCCATCAACATAGTTTCCATACATCAGCCTGTTACCCATTAATGTTTGTGCTTGAGCTATTCTTGGAACATTATCAAACAATCTAATCATTTGAGCTTCAGGAAGTACTGTATATATTTTTTGATTTGTAAATTGAAAAGTTTGTTCTACATTATCTAACCATCCTTGATCAAGCTTATTAAATCTTTCTATTACATTTACTGTTGTAAAGTTTGTTGATTTAAATAATAAATCTATTCCTTTAACATTTTTAGTTCCTGTATTAAATTTAACAATAACACTATTATATACATTTTCCATACCTATATTGTCATAGGTAGAATAATTTAATTGAAAAGGACCAGGTGAAAATGATATAGGTGAAAATGGAGACATAGCCGAATACTCATTATCTTCATATTGGTATCGGTATGCAAAAGAAATCATAATTTCTTTCATATAATTTTCTCCACCACCTTGTTGAGTTGGTGTTAATGTAGGCGCAAATAATGGAGGCGCAACAATAACTCCTATATCTTGTTCTGTAATTTGATCAACGTCACTTATAGGATATTGATATGTTCTGCTAACATTTATTTTTCTAGGAGGATTTAAATTGTCTGTAAAAAACAATAAACCATCTATAAGATTAACTCCTGTTATTAATTTTTTGTCATTAAAATTTAAAACACTAGTAGATATTACGTGATAAAAAAGAGAATCATTTTTTGTGTCGTAAGAAACAATCATATCTACAACTCCAGTACTAGAATTTGTATTAGCTGGATCATTTACAAACCAATACATAGTTTCATTACCTCCATCTTCATAAGCGCCTATACACTTTGCTTCATTACTTAGCGCCTGACCTTCATAAGTTAAAGTCGTCAACCTAGTATTTCCTAAAGAGTTTTCTACAGCGCCTATTTCTGTGTTTTCTGTAGAACCAAGTCTACAATTTTGAGCATCAATATATTCACCTTGAGGAACTAATCGTTCATCAACGCTTTTATTCATTCTCCCTTTTATAAAATTTCTTGTAAACTGTGGCATATTATTTCAACCATTTATCTTGACCTCTTAGATTCATTAACAATCTTCCTGGATGTATGTTACTTAATCGTATTTTTGCATTTCTTAATAAAGCTGACTTTTCTTTCTTAGCTCTATTTATAATATACTCTTGCACCCCGTATTTGCTCGTTAATATAGCATATTTTATGTATGCGTAAATAAAATCTTCAAATAGTTTGTTTAAATTTATTTCAGAATCTACTCCATTCTCCATACCATCTGAAACATATTCTAAAATAACTAGCTTATCTGCTGCTCCAGAACTAAAGTTTATAACACCTGAAGCCTTGTTAATTTTAAATGTAGGGTTTGAGTTAGCTGTCTCTGTGTTAAGACCATAACGTTGACCAACGCTATAATCAAAATACCAAGACCCATCTATATTGTAACCCATATTGCCATCTTGACTGCTGTTAGCATTTAAGTAAAGACTTTTCTTTCCACCAGATATTCTGTCCATATCTATAGTAGAGTTTTCTGGTTTTAATATATTTCCATATTCATCAAACAATATCTTACAGTCATTTGCCTGCAAGTAAGCATTACTCCAGTTAGTTTGAATATTTTCTGTTAATGGCATAAGAACACCATTTTGATATATTGATACCCTAACCCAATTTACATAATCAGGTGGAAGTACATATCTTAATTGATCACAAACACTTAGTTCTAAAACTTTTATTTCTTTCATAGCATCGTAATTCAATTCTTGAATACCTCGCTTTGCGTGAAATAAAATATTATATTTTTCTACATTGTTTATTAGCTTGTCATTACCAACATACATTAGCATAAAATTATTTACTATATCGTCTAATGATACAAATTGGTATGACCCCCAGTTTGAATTCGTAGGATTAACTCCTCCGTTTTCATAATATTGATAGTCTGTTATATATGCCATTTCTTATGATTGTTGTTGATTATCTTCTTGTTCTTGAATATTTCCAAAAGTAGCTATATCATTTTCTCTTATTGATACACCTGCATATTGCAATATCTTATTTACTAAATTAGGTTCATCAGAATCAGGAAGTTCAAAGTCTTGATAATCTGCCGCACCTTCATCAAAAACAGGCTCTCCACCTGTTAGTGTACTATATGTCCAGTTAGGATCTAACGGGTATCTTATATATTGTGATAAAACTTTACCAGCTCCAGTTATACTTTCAGGATATACAGTTATAGTATTCCCAATAGCCGTACTAGTACCACCTCCTAAAACATAAGCAGGATATGAAACGCTTGGCGATGTTAAACTAGAAGAGTTTAAATAAAATATTTTATTTTGAGAAACTCTTTCTATTTCTCTTATGCCTGCTGTTGTCACAATCGTATATGAATTACCTATTGTACTTGCAGTACCAAATGGATTACCAGATAATGTTAATTGAGTCTCTGAATCCACACTAACTACATATGCACCAAATCCAGCGTATATACTATTTGCTGAAGTGTTTGATATAAATTGTCCAGGAACAACAGTTCCTGTTGTTATAAACGTTGCATTAGCATCAGTAAGCGTATTTAGTCCAGCTGCTGTGCTAGTAGATGAAAATATAACGTTAGGATAATGGTTTATTTTATTTATTAAGTAATAGTTTTCAGGAAGATTATATAAGTTTATACCATTATTAATCAACCCTCTTGTCTCAGAAAAACTATCAATAACCTCTACTAATCCTTTTAGTATATCTGCATATTCACTACCAGAAACTCTGGCGTTTTGCTTTATAATCCAACTATTATATTGATAAAAATAGTCTTCAAAAATATCTAATTGAGCTTGCTTTGCATATAAATTAAAATCACTAGGAGTTATATATCCGTAATTGTTTTTATTCGCAATCGACAATACTGTTGCTCTTACTGTGTTAATCATTTCAAATTGTTATTTAAACAAAGATACGAAAAAAAAAAGAGGCTTCATTTTAGTGAAACCTCTATAACATTTAAACAATTAATTGCATTATTATGCAATACTTATTCGTCTAGTTTTTTTAATCTATTACTTAATAAAGTGAATACTGCCTGCCCTTCATCACTTTGAAAGAACGATGCCAATATAAATAAAGGATCTTCTCCATAAGGAACAGTTAGTAGTTTTTTCTTGTTTTGTTTTAAATTATAATAAACATCTTTTTCATTTTTCATTATAATTAAATTGTTAGACAAAAATTGAGAACATTTATTTTGTAAAATCAATAAAGGATCATTAAGAGATTCTAAAAAATCTTGAGGGTATCTTTTTGCAAATAACCTTATATCTCTTTTTAATTCTGCCGAACTAAGCTTGTCCACATTTAATCCAATCACAACCCTACCAATGGTTTCCATAAGCTCTAAGCTTAATCCTTTAGCAGATACTTGAGCTTCAAATAATTACCCCCGTCTTTATAACGAGGGTAAAAATTACAAATTGTTATTCTTATTGCTTTGAATAAGAAGAAGTTGTTTGCACCTAAAGTACATACAGCTCTTTCAGATAAGAAGTTTACTTCCATTGCATCTAAGTCAGAAGTTCTTGCTCCACCAGCTGAACCAGTAATCCAAGTTTTATAACGTCTGTCTTCAGTTTCTGAAGCTCTATATCTAACGTGTAAGAAAGGTCTCTTAGCATTCTTTACCTAAGATTTGATCGTATACAGTAGTTGAACCAGCTGGTACTAATAGACCATTGATTGCTCCACCAACAACGTCCACCTCTCATTGTAGGATCGTTTAAGTATTTCCAGTCAGACTTGTAGAAGTCATAACCTCTACGGAATCCTGTAAATCCAAGTTTAAAGCCATGTCTTTGTCATTGTCAAATAAGACCATAAGATGTACCACCCGCTCCATAAGAGTTTTGAGAAGCTAACATATCGTCAATATCAAATCCAAACTCTCTGTTTACGAAAATTACATTTTCTTCAATAGAACCTTGCTTATCTAGTCTTTGGATAATAGAATCAAACTGAGCTAGTGTTTTGGGTTTCCACCTGACCCCAAACATTTCCTCTGTTTCCTACTACATAGAATACACCTTCAGAACCTTTAAGGTTTGCTACCATGCTCCTGCAGCTACACCTTGTAAGAAAGTCTCCAGCACCAGATCCTGCGTCAGCTGGAACTGCTTCTACCATTGCTGTTTCTAAATAGTCTTCGAATCTTAATCTTGTGTCGTGCTCAGACTTTAAATACCATAAGTATCCGCTTACTCCGTCTTCACCTGTTACCTCAATCCATCCAATTTGAGCCATATCAGAACCAGAAACAGAATATTTGTCTTTGATAATAATTGGTGAATTGCTGTAAATATCATCATCAGCTTCTAATTGACCTTGCATTCCGCTTGTTCCTTTTTGGAACTCAGAACCATATACAAATAAAGAAGTAACAACATCTGCTGCTACTGCTTGACCAGCTGCTTCATAATAAGCTACAGTGATTTGAGCGTTAGCCATATCTACCGCAGTAATTAAGGCTTTGTTAGTTAAAACTGAAGCTGCTGTGTTATCAGAGATCATAATTGTTTGACCTACTCTTAAAGCGATTGATCCGCTTCCTGGAACTAATACGTCACCAACAGTTAATACTGCTGTGTCCGATCCCGCAGCTGCTGCTGAAGTTACGTCTACATATTTAGTGTGTAATCTTCCTTGCTCTGCCCATTTGATAAGGTCTGAGTTAGAAGGCATTTCAGCACCTACCATTCTTAAGAATGATGCTACTGTTCTGTTTCCATATCTTTCAAATTCTTTTTCGTAAGTATCTGGTAAATATTGATTTAAGAAATCAAAATTAGTGATATAGTTTGTTTGTAATACTACTTGTTCTGCACTAGGCTGTAGTGCGAAAGTAGGATTTGCTGCAATTTGTCCTGCCATTTTAAAATTTTTTAATTGTTAATTATTTTTGTTTTTACTCCTTATTCGCAAACCTCTTCCTGAATCTGTACTAACCGCTCTTGCTTGAAACCCTTTCTGTGGAGACGATTGAGGTGTTTGCCTCAAACTCATATTAATGTTTTTACTTTTCTTCGAAACATCTCCTATGGCGTCTGCCTTTCCTTGCTCATAAAAATACTGAGCTAGTTTATCTGGGTTCATTGCTGCGTTTAATGCTTTGTGCCAACCTTGTGCATCATTAACTAAACCATCTTCGCCTATGTACTGATTTATAAAACTCTGTACATTGACTTGTTTTGATTTAATCTCATTTGCATCACCAGACGAATAAATTACATTTTTATCTCCAACCTTGAACTCAAAACCTTTGAACTCGGAGTTAAAAACCTCATCTGTTTTTTTCTGAAAGTACTCAGACTTTCTTTTGTTGGACTCTACTTCAGTTTGAGCCTTTTGAACATATTCCTTGTAAGCATTGATTTCTTTAAGTTGTTCTTCCGAATACGAACCCCCACTTGACTCAAGAGGAGTTTTATATGTTTCCGATAGCTTACTTAAATATTTCTTAGCTATTGCAAGTTCTCTTTTTTTAGATATATTTTTTTTCTTTATATCTCTATCATCATCCACCTCTTCATCATATCCAAACTTATCTTCCATAAGATATTCAATATCTTCAGAATCTAAATCTGATTCAGTTAAAGAATAATACTCTTTTAGTATCTGGTCATCTTCTAAATTATCATAGTTTTTATTAGCTTTGATAAAATCTTCAAACCCTCTACCTGTTTCTTTTTTAAAGTCTAAATACTTAGAAACCTCATCAGGCAATGGATTGTTTTTTTCTTGTTCAGAAAACAATTCATCTACTGAAGAAATATCTTTATTATATCTTTCTTTAATATAAGAAAGTACATCCTCATCTTTTATTTCTGGTAAATCAGTAACATCTTGATCTACTTTAGTTTCTTCTACTATTGTTTCTTCTACAGTGTCACTTGTTTCTGAAACATTTTGATTGACATCAGATACTTTTAAACTTTCTTCGTGCTTATCTAAAAGATTCTGTTCAACTTCTTGTGTTGATTTCTCTTCTATTGGAGAAACCTCTTTTACTTGTTTGAATTCCATTTGATTTTATTTTTGTAAAGTTAACATTTATTTAAATATATTATTTTAGGAATTATATGTTACCATATCTACGTTTATATGTCCATATAATTTTTTTACTTTTACCTAAAATACTTTTCTTTTCGACCCTAGTATTAAAATCATCACGAGCTTGATTTAATTGAGGACCACTTAATTTTTGCATAATATTATCACCTTGGTTCAAACTCCGCTAAATCAAAACCATCTAAGCTATCTTCCTTAGATTCGAAATTAACTGGAGCTAAATTATTTTTACGTTGTTGTATTAATTTTGATTGTTCAGTATTTGCTTGACTTATTCTTTCTGCCTTTTGCAGTTTTCTCTGATCTTCTCTTTTTAGACATTGCTTCTACCATCAACTCCTTTAAGTTTCATTTGAAGATCAAACTCTAATTTCATTAACTCTGATTTTAATAGAAGCCTCACCTTTAATTTTCTGTACTTGAATTGAATTTTAGCTTGTGTTTCTGCTTGTAGTTTTTGCATTTCAGCTGCTTGAGACTGCTTTGCTGAGCTGTTGCATTTGCATTTGAGCCTGCATGTTGAGCTGCCGCTGCTTTTGCTTTGCTGCTCTGCTTCTTGTTTTTTCTTACGTTTTAATTTAAGAAGTTGATTAGCCATTTTAAGTTACTAATCTCTCTAATATCAATAGCATCTTCTAAATTTATATCTTTTTGTGACAATGCCATTTGAATATTTTGCTCAAGCATTGCTTTTTGCTCTTCATCAGGAGCCATTTCTATAAATATACCAAAGTCATACAAATATAAATTTTTTATTTCTTCTAATATTTTTAAATTATATTTACCAATTTGCATAGCAAACTCATCTTTAAAATCAGCATACTCTAATATGTCAGCTGTTCTTATTGATAAACACTCAGCTAATTGTTCTGAGTTATATATAAACTGCCTTGAATATATGTCTTGTAGCTGTATTAGAATTTAATGCTGCTAATTTTTGTACACCTACTAAAGAATTAGGATCTGGCGTTGAGCCATCTCTTGCTTCGTTTAGTCCAGTTACAGCTCTAATCATATCTAAATAATGATTATAATTAGCAATAAGCATTTGCATTTTACTTGCACCACTATTAGATGTTAATTGAGTGAATTGGAACTCTAGCATTATTAAACTCTCCATCTTGAGTATAACTTCTACCAACAACACTACCTGTTTGGAAATACAAGCGCAATGCATCTTCTGGATTATATGCGTTTCCTGTTCCTAAATCAACTTCATTTAAACCATCTGCATCAATAAAAACACCATCAGGCACAACTCTTGAAACCACTTGTTGTAATTTTAAATGTGTCATTTGAATTAAATCAGCAAAAGGAATCATTCTTCTTACTAAAGATTCTAAAGAACCTTTATACATTCTAGGTGCTGCAAGCTACATAATTTGGCATAGCATACTTGACTAGAGGATTTGGTCTTACCATGTTTTCTGCCATAGTTTCCATTGCAGCATAATATTAGTTCCCATAACCATAACACCATCATACCATACGTCAATTCTTTTAGTTACCTTTTCAAACTTTCCTTCTTCCATCATTTCTTGAGGAGGATTAAACTGATCGTCTTTTTCAACTGTTTGTATGATCCGTCTGCTATTTTTTTCTTTTGTACACAAACGAATGTGTTGTTTTATAATTAAAATACAATAACTGTAGCAGTGTCTCTGTATGAACATACTGTTTTCGTAAAACTGAGCAGTATTAAAATAATTATACCATGACTGACTGTACTTAGCAATTTTTAAATCTTCATTTGTTAAATCTGGATCTATTTTCTTAATTAGCTCCGTCATTGGAACTGTTTTTATTTCTCCCCAATAAAAGCAATCTTTAAAATAAGGATCTTCAGTATAGCTATAAACAACATTAGCTGGATCTACATAATCTAGTTTTACGCCAGACCAGGTAAAAATTCATGTTTAGTTATACCTATACCTATAGTTGTTAAATCATAATCAACTCTACTTCTAATATCATTATAATGATTTTCAGACATAAAGTATCAATAGCTTCTTCTTGAGCTATTTCAATAGCTGGTTTATATTTCATATTGCATAAACAGCTCCATTTCTTCATCACTTTCCGGTAAGCTCGTCTTCATTTGTTTGAAAAACATTAACATCCAAAATCTTTATCTATTTGTTGAAATAATGGTTTTGCTAATACCTCACCTTCAATCATTTCTTGAAACTCATTTCTTTTCTCAGCAGACAACGCATCCTCAGCGTAGGCTTTAACTTTAAAAAGTCTGTCTGACATTCCGTTTACTACGATGTCGACAAACTTTGGAATTATAGGTACGGGTGTCCAATCTAAATTTAAGATAACTTAAATCGCCATCTATTGCTAATTCATTTTTGTATTTTGCTACGGATTGCTCTCCTCTAGCATACAAACTTAGTCGCATAAACTCACCCATTGATTATAAAATCTACATGAGCCGCTGTCTCTTCTAAACCATTCGTATTGTATTGCTTGACCTATTTGTAATCCAAACTCTACAGTGTCTTTTGTAGCGTCAGAAACAAATTGATCTGGAAATGCAGCAGCCTGTATATCTATTGTTACTTCTTTCATTTATTAAGTAATTGACTTACTGAGTTCTTGTTATTATATCTTGCAAAGTTAATGCTTATTTTTGATTGTTTTTGAACGGGTGTATACAAGTGTTTTTGATTTGCCATAATTGCTAAACCAGAACTAATCGCAGCATCAAACTTTGTTCTGTTTGTTATATCAAATTTAGCCCAATCTTCTAGTGTTCTTTGAAAATACATACTACCTATATCGTCTTTTTCTCTATAATCTCCTTCAAAATCTAATCCTACATATTTTTCAATATACGACTCAATAGCTGAGCGTGAGATTGCTTAACATCTTCAGATGAGTTTGGAATACCCCCTAACTCTCTTTCAGTCTTAGATAACTTATTATAAGTTTTATCAGGTCTGTTTAAACAAAAGCCTCGGTATCCTCTATTTTTAAAATGATACAATAAACGAGGTTTATTATTTTCACATAATATTGGCATGCCATAAAATATACACGCCATTAAAACTTCTTCAAAAAATATCTCAGCAGTTTGAGGTCTAGCAATATATTCTAAAAAGAATTCATTACTAGGAGCATCATCCATATTAAATTTTGTCTGCCCATGTAAAGCTCCGTTAGAACCTTTACCTACTACAACTCCTGAAATATCATAAGAGTCACAACCAAACGATCCAATATGTTCATTGCCTGGATACATCTTTCCACCCTTCTTAATCACATTGTTTTGAAGAGAAGCTTTAGGGATGTAAGTTACAAAAAATCTACCTCTTTTATTTGGGCTCCAGATTACCTTAGAATCTTTTATACCATTTTCCAATGGAAAAAGACCTTGAGTTAAAGTGTCCCATATTTAAGAATCATTATAATCTATTTGCTGGTATATTTTTGTTAAATTAAATAATGATTGTTTGCTTTCATCTCTAAACGCATGTGACTCTGTTCTAGGAAACTGTCTATAAAATTCATTTAAAGCGTCAGGATCTGAAGTTAATGATTCAACCTCGTTTTCCAGTAATCTACAGCCCCTTGAGTAATATTTCTTTGTCTATTCCTTTAATAGGTTTGTCTGGATTCTTAAACACAGGCATACCATACATGTCAATAAAACCTTCCATATTCCACTCCATAGGAATAAAAGATTATATAAACCGCTTTTTGTTTGTCCGTTAGAGTTTCTGTTTCTGCAATCAGATGATCTCAAATAAATCTTTAAAATTTCTACCACCTTTATCTAACGCATTTGATGTAGATCCCATCATACATTTACCTATAACTTTACTACCTAATCTTAAACATGTTTTAGTTACACGCCAGTTGTTTAATATATTCTCTGGCCTTTCCCATTTACCACTTTCATCGTGTAACAATAACTGTAACTTCTCACCATCATAACTGTTGTCAGATGTATTTTTCCAGTCAATAGTTGTGTCTAATCCTTCAAGCTCCTCTTCACTTACTTATACATATTCTTTTTAGTAATCTTAGAAGCTGGAACACGATAAGCTAATTCTGTTTTAGGCTTATCCATACCATCTTGTATAGGTTTAAAAAAGAAAGGATAGTTGTTAGATATAGGAACTATCTTTATCTGTAAACATTTTTTTGCATCAGCACCAGTTTTAGATAGTATACCTATTCTAGAATCTTTAGTTATTGTCGCTGTGTTAACACCTTCACACGAGCTCATAAATGAAAATCCCAGAACGTCTTATTTTTAAATAACACATACCAAAACTTCTTTTATCTGCTTTACATGCTTCCCAGAATATATAAAAAACTATTTGCTTCTCTAAAGTCTGGATGACCAACGTCAATCTTTGTCCATTGTAAATACATATAATGTGTTCCTGTAATATAAGTAGGAACACCATTATTCATAAACCAAAAACCTTCTTCTCTCCTATCAAACTCTTGTTCAATATAATCCACCCATTTTTCTTGAATTGTATCGGAGCTTCATGCCATTGAAATATTGACTGTATTCTTTTTAATTCTTTACTTATTTCATGCGCCTCCCAATACTGATCATCTTTTTTTTTGGATCTTGAATAAACTTTTGTAGGAGCTTTTGGTAATGCAATATGTAGGCCATTTATTTCTATGACATCACCTATTTGACCTGACTTAGATATAACAACAAAATTATATTTTTCGTTATAACCATAAGTCCAAGTTCTTGCTTTATTCTTTGTAGATAAAACATTTTTTGGAACTACTCTAGTTAGTGTAGTGTATAAGTTATTTAGATCTTGATTCTGCAAATCCTTTAGGGGTATTATTTTTCTTTATATCACCACCCTCTAATAATTGCTTTTCGTCTTCTATTCTTTTAAGGATTTCAAAAGCGTCAAAGATAGCAAGCTTTTTTGTAGCAGCAGCATTTTTTAATCTGTCAGCAGCTAACTCATCATCCTTATCGTATTTAATAATATCTTCTTTAGCTACCTTTATTAATTGTATAACAGCTTTTTCTCCAGCTTTTATTATTTGTTCTTTAATATCTTTAATATCCATTTACATAATCATAGTTATGTTATCTGTAAACATTCTATATAGCTTTTCATCTTCTACATAAAACTCATACTCAGACTCAGGAGTAAAAGACACTTCGTCTCCTACCTTTACACCTAAGTTTTTTAACTCTTGATTGTTATATTTAACAACACCCATAAGAGGTTCTTCTTTTCCGGTCTTTCCTAAAAAAGATTTTTTTGGCGGAATAGGTTTTATAAAACAATACTTAGAATGGCTTTTCCACTCCTCTTTATTATAATACAAAAAAAATTGATCAAAGTCAATAAAGAATAAATCGTCTTTAAAAAAGCTTTTACCACTTTTCTCACGCCCGTACATGTCATTGTAATATTTAAAAACATTATGATGTACTAAAAGTATGTCACCTATATTGACATCTCCTGAATAATTTATTGGAGTTGACACCACTTGCGCATACCTATTAGCCGTTTTATGATCTTCTTTTGATACGCTAATTAAAAAATCTAAGTCTCCTATTTTTTTACATTATCATACCTAGTGCCGTTTACAGGACGTACAATAAATGAAAATGGAGATTGCATTAAAAGTTTATATTATATTCGATAGAAATAGGTAAGGTAGTTTTAAACTCTTTCCATATAACAATTTCTTTATTTTTTTCTATCCAAATCTTATATGAACTTGCGCCTGAGTCGTGCTGTATTAAATGAATAATATAAGATCCTCCAAGAACATCCTGCCCTACTATGTAATGCATAGCTCCAGACTTATAGTCTGCTCCTATTGAAATCTTTCTAATGTCCATTTAATTAAAATGTAGAATCTAATTTTAGCTTTCTGTATGTAATATTTATGTAAAGAGTACCATCTCCAGTTGTAGCATTTCCACCTGATAAAGTTATAGGTGTGTCAGCAGCTAATATACCACTAACAGGTTGTATTTTATACACTACATCTGATGTTGAATTTAATATCGATTGTGGTATTGTACCAGCAACATAAGATCCTATTTTTAAACTAGCATCCGAAGAAAAATCAAAAACAGTAGTGTTAAAATCCATAAATACAGAAACATTTGTAATGTCATATGTATATCCTTCACCAGGTGAGGCTATAATTGTATATGGAGTTGATAAAACTTGCAAGTTAGCTGGTGAAATTGCAACACTAACTTTTACTGTATCTACTCCTAAGTAAGATTGTAAGTTACTTATAGAACAGTTTTTTGTTGCATTGTCATTTTCAGCATCAGTCAATATAAAATAGTCAGCACCGTCTGGTGTTATTATTGGATATGATGATGTGTTGCTAATTCTTGCCATAAATATTGTTTTTATTCTACAACCTCTGCTGTTTCAGCTGGTTGATTTTCTTTTACTTCTCCAGTTGCTAAATCAATAACAGAATTAGCTCCATACTTGTCTGACAACTCTTTTTCAACAGACGAAAACTTTTCTCTTATTGTATCTAAGTCTTTAGTATATAAAACTTGTTGATAAACTGAATCAGCTAATTTTAATTTTACTTGAGTAAATTCTTGATTAAGAGCTTGTAAATTCTGTAACTCCTCTGGTGTTAAATTTTTTGACATTTTAGATTATTTTAGATTAAATTTATATACAAATATAATAAATATTATTTATTCATCGTCAACAACTTCTTCTTCTTCTTGCTCAGGATCTGAAGGCTGTACTACTGGAGTTTCTTCAACAGGTGGTTCTGGAGTAGGAGGTGGAGTAGGTGGTTGTGGATTCATCCAGGTAAAATACAAGTCTTCGTTTACTGGTGTAATTTGAGACTCTATGCTTGCAGCTATATTTGCTTGCATTGAAGGAACATCTAAAGACCCCTCTAACCATCCAATAACTACGTTCTCAAAAGCCTCAGTATCCTCATAAGGAGTAAAAGGCTCACCTGCTACATACGTGTAACTTTGAGTTCCAATATTAGTTGATGAGTAAGTTTTACCTCCAGACTCTTCAGAGCCAGTATACCTATAGTGTACTGTGTATATTACGTTGTCTTGTCCTTCTGATTGAATGTGAGCATTCATTGCTGGGATGTCCCACTTGTAAATAATTGCCATTGATTTTTTTTTAAATTAATTCACTTGTACAAATATACAAATTTTAATTATATATTATGGAGCGCACAATCCAACAGATGTACAAACACCGCTTACTACTCTATAATAAGAAAATATATTGCTACCGCTTCCAACCGTATAGTATCCATTGAAAGTTGCTGTTGTTCCTGCAGCATTGTCATAAACATTATCATTTACTTGAGGGCTTGTACCTGAACCATCGTGATACTTAGTTGTATTCACAATTTGCGTACATATAAACTTTACGTCGGTTTGTCCTGAACCAGAACTAAATGATGTTAATGTTGCACAGTCTTTATCGTAACCGTACCAATCTGAAAATCTATATGGATAAGCTATAGGCATAATTTAAATTTTAAGGACAAGAACAACCAGTAGAAGTTATTACCCCAGATGAATTAACTGTAATAATTGGACAGTCTGTACAATTATTAAAGAACGTTCCTTGACTCCATATCCAATAATCATTAGTTTGTGAAGCACCTGTCCAGGCTGTATATGATCCATTTACATAATCATATAAAACATCATTTGTTGTTAAACCTGTAATAGGGTTTCTTGTTGTGTAAACAGTAACATTTGGGGTAGAAGGATAAGTAGCTTCTGTTAGAGTAATTTGGTAATAAGATCTATCAACTGGATTAGGTGTACAGTCATCGTTTACTGTAGGGTATGAATTACCAGAACCGTGAGAGTTTCCACCATTTATCATATCATACATAGATATTGGTCCAGTTATAGTTCCTGAACCCCAAGTGCCATATAACGCTTCTTGCGCTATAGACTCCATCGATAATGCTCCTGAAGTTGGTACTGCCATTACTTATTACAATTACATTTATTTTTAATTCCTCTATTTCAGCTTTTAATTCTTTTATTGCCTCAAGCAATATTGGTGCTATACCTTGATGTCTCATTGAAAGCATACCGTCTTTGTTTTCTCTTACAAGCTCTGGCATGACTTTTTGTACATCTTGAGCTATAAAACCTACATCTTCTTTTATATCTAATATACTATCAGATTTTTTCCAATCAAATGTTACGCCTTGTAGTTTTTCTTACTTTATCTAAAGCTGATTTAATAGGTTTAATATTTTCTTTTAATCTAACATCAGATGGTGAACCATATGCTATTACATCTCCTTTCACTGTTAAGTCTCCCCCACCTGTAGTACTTGTATCAAGTGTCATATAAGTAACCTCTGATGTACCAGCAGCATCATTACTCCATCTAAAATTATAGCCATTTCCAGCTGTTACTTTAAATTGACCAGATTTATTACCTGTTGCATTTGGTTTAAAATGTAAAACAGCAGGTCCTGCTGTACTTGATTCAATTATAACGTGAGCGTTAATAGAAGAAAATCTTGCAATTGCACCACTCGCAGTTCCGTCTCTAACATCTAATAAATATGAAGGAGCATTTCCTCCAATCCCTATGTCCCCATTATTTGCAATACGCATTCTTTGGGAAACAGTATATGGAGCGCTCGGTAGAGACGTGCTAAAAATAAGGTCGTTACTTGCATCTGCAGTTATTTTGTTCCCATAACCTGATCCTGCACTACCTGCAAAAATAATACCATCAGTTCTATTTACTCCTAACGTACCATTTACTTCAAGCTTATAATCAGGACTAGCCGTTCCAATCCCGACGTTGCCGTCGCTTTTAACATAAAAAGAATATCCAGAAGTTGCGGGAGAACTAGTTCTTCCGCCAGTAATACCAACTCCAGAATAACCCGATATTGATAAATCTCCAACATTTACTCCATCTTGTCTTGTAAGAGAAAAAGTATTATTACTTCCATTGCTAGAGGCATATATTCCACCACCGCTAGTATTACCGTCTATCCTTATATTTCCATTGTTTCCTATGTTTAATGCTGCTACAGGATTAGTTACCCCGATCCCGACGTTGCCGCCATTAGGATTGATTAATAAATTTCTAAGAGTACTTCCTTCTCTTGCTTCTATCCATCCATAAGAATTTTCAGCAGTACCTAAATTCAACTGCGTTCCTCCTGTTGAATTTGTAATTGAAAGTGTTTGGTTTCCGTCAGCAGGTGTTGCTGATGGTCCTTTTACATCTAGCTTAGAATCAGGACTATCCGTCCCGATCCCGACGTTTCCATCAAAGTAAGATGTTCCATCAGAGTTGACGTTCATTATAGGTACACCAGATATATCAGCAACTGAGAATATATCACCAGATAAATCATCTGTAACTGAGAATAACTGACCTTGTGTTCCTTGTACGTCAAGTTTAGCGTTAGGTGTTGTTGTACCGATCCCGACGTTACCGTCTGCTGTAATTCTCATATGTTCAAACATACCAGAGGCAGCTCCCGCCGTACCATCTGAAGTTGTCCAGAACGATAAGTAGCCACCCCACCCACTACCAGCTGCGGTTTCTTTACCTCCACCCATACCTCCTACTTGGTAATAGTCACTTGCTCCACCATTACCGTAATAAGCACTTAACTGTATAAAACCAGCTGTTCCTTCAGTGCTTGTATTTCTTAAGTTTAATTGAGCTGGTGTTGGACCATATGCACCATAAGGGGTGTCTTTATGAACTTCTAACTTAGCACCAGGACTAGTAGTCCCTATACCTACGTTACCATTATCCAGAATACGCATATTTACACTACCTTTGTTAGCGGAATAAAAGCTTGTAGCATACGCAGCATTATTAGTAAAAAACTGAACATCTCCATTTGCAGAAAACACAGCACCATTTCCATCGGCATACACCCTAGCTCTACCAGCAGAATTGTTGCTTTCTATTTCTAGACTATAGTTGGGTGTTGCATAACCTATACCTACGTTTCCGCCTGATGGATTAAAAACTAAATCATAATAATTGTCTCCAGGTTTTACAGATTGAAACCAAATATAATCTTGGTCAACTGCTCCTATTTTCAATTTAAAATCTGTATTAGCCCCAGTTCCACCTCCTATTTCTATAATTTCATCACTTGATGAATAGCTTCCAACTACACTTAAAGGTGCGCCAGGACTAGTAGTCCCTATACCTAAATCTCCTGAAAAATAAACATTACCATCAACAGATAATTTCATAGTTGATAAAGGAGTAGAGCCTGGAGCGGTAAATCCTATACCGACGTTACCGTTTGAAGATATACGCATTTTCTCGGTTTCACTATCTTTTAGATAGGTGTTATGCATTGTATAAAATGCTAATGCGGGTTGTAAAAAGCTTGGATTGTTTCCTTCATATATTGTAGCTATTTTTGTAGAATAATTACCGTCTATATCTTTACCTATTCTTATAGCCGCCCCCTTATTCATAGCTGTAGTTCCTGTTACGGAATTATAAACTCCAAGAACATCATAAACGCTTTCGTTTGTTCCTGCAAAAAGGCTAAGTTTTTGAGGTGGGTCAGTCGTCCCAATCCCTACGTTACCGTCACCTTCTAAAGTCATAATAGTAGGTGCTTCGGCTGCGCCTGCCCAATCATAGCCACTTGCTGTTTGCCCTCTTACTTTAAACTTTAATTTAGTTAAAAGTGTTGTGTTAGATGTTCCCTCTGCTCCAATCCAAGCGTGTCTTCCGTGTCCTGACGCATTAGCTTTACCTACTAATTCTAAAGCAGCTGCTCCTGTAATTGTACCAGAAGTACTTGTGCTTGCGTTTATTTGAGAATATGCAAGTTGATCTGCTACTGAACTTGAAAAATTAGTTAACTGTTCATCTGCAGATACTAATTGAAGTTTTACTCCAGGATTTGTTACGTTAATTCCAACGTTACCTGTGAAAATAGCATTACCTCCTGCTTCAATAGTTAACCTTTTGGTAGGGTTACCAGAAGATCCTGTATAAAACTCCATATCATCACCATTCCATCCGTCAAAATATATACCACTACTTGGTAATGCAGAATCGTGATAAACAACATTACCAGAATTATTTACTCTTGAGTTTGCTCCTATATATAAACCTGCTCCACTTTGATCTACTGTAGATATACCTGAACTTGCAGATGCTCCAGTAAAAGCTATTTTAAAACTATTAGCTTCTTCTCCTGGAAAAATTACATTACCAGTCATTGTACCACCAGCAAGCGGTAAATAAGGACCTCCAGCACCACCGCCACTTGAAACTGTAATATTACCTGAAGCATCTGACACTAAAGTACCTGCGCCGTAAGCGTTGAATTTAATAGCTCCAGCAGAACTAATACGCATTTTTTCAGTTAAAGAACCACCAGTTGCAGTTGTAAACCAGAGATCGGCTGCATTTGTTGTTTCTCCACCGTTTTGAATAGACAGACCAAACGAAGCCGCTGGTTTATCATTACCATTAGTAGCTTGAGTCAACGTAATTACATCTACCGAAGAGCTGGATATGGCTGAATTGACATCTAAAACAGAATATGGGTTTGTAATCCCGATACCAACGTCGCCTGTAAAAATAGCATTTTGAGACGCGTCTAAAGTTAAAGCAGTTACGCCGTTTCCAGATAGAAGTTTTAAATAATTGCTAGCTGTTGTAGTACCTATGCTAAGAACACTGTCATTACTATTGTAAATAATCCTCGCACTGGTTACGTCACTTGTTGTTCCAAAAACTATAGATTGCTTAGAATTTGACCCTGCACCTGTTCCTATTAATGATATACCTCCTGGTGTATCTGATTCAATAACTAAAGTATCTGATTCACTATCGGGAGTATAAGTACCAGCTACTCCATCTAAAACGTGTAGTTTACTATTAGGGTTATCTATACCTATTCCTACACTCCCATCAAAGTAAGATATTCCACTTGAGTTGATATCAAGTATTGGTACACCTGATATATCTGATACTGCGAATATAGATCCGCTTAGATCGTCTGTTACTGAGAAAAGTTGACCTTGTGATCCTTGAACGTCTACTACAGTACCACCTGAAGCGCCTTCTACAATTAGTCCTTTCCTTATTTTAAATTCGTTTGCCATATTTTTTACCCTTCATTTTCCAGGTTATTTTTTAGTTATAAGAATCTTGATTTTTCTGCGTTATAGTTTTGCGTTACTTCTGCCTGAGAAAGAGCTTTGTTATAAACCATAGTATTAGCTAAATTACCTCCAAAATATCGAGACCCACTATAAACCCTTCCTATAGACATTTCAGATGTTCCATTGATGTCTGCACTTGATCCCGTCACGGTTGTAGGCATCGCAACACCATTTAAATATACTGTTAATGTCTGACTCCCGAAAGTAAAACCGATATTAGACCATTCTCCCGCTGTTAGCTGATCATATCCAGAATCTAACGATCCATACCCAGCATTTGGTCCATAGACATAAACACTTAACCTACCGTAAGATAATTGAAAATGAATAAAATTCCCTCCATCATATGCGCCAAAAACACCATCCCAAGCGGAAAACGTATTTACTTTTACCCAAGAAAATACAGATATTTGGTTTGTAATAGACAATTCGCTGCTTGCTCCTAAGCTAACATAATCATCTGTGTTATCAAATAAAAAACTTCCTCCATTTGATGAATTAAAAGTAGGTCCATTAGTCAAAGTGCCGTTAATACCAGTTGCACTTAAGTCTTTCCAAGTTGTACCTGTTCCAGCATAACTTCTTTCGCTGCCCGCATCAACTGCAAACACTAATCCGTCTGTTACTATGTGAGGTCCTGTATACATTATAAAAATCTGTTTTTTTTGTGCGTTATATATTTGATCTAACTCCGCTTGAGTAAGACCTCTATTGTATAATAAAGCTAAACCAAAATCTGCTTCTGAACGAGGTCCTCCTATAGCCATATCACTTGAATCTGTAAGTACATTTCCTGTTTTTGTTTGTACAGCTGTATTTGTAACTCCACCTCTTATATTGCATATTCTATTGTTAGAACCCCCAGCTGCATTGTAAGATTGAGCAACCATTATCCAAGATCCAGAACCAGCCATTATTGTTGCGGTATTTCTACCTGATGAATTAGCAAAGTCAAATAATATTGGATTTCCACCATACCATTCTACAATCATACCATATTTTGTATAACCTGGTTTACCAAATAATTGTGCATAACCACTAGCTGTTATATTATTAAGCTTAACCCAAATCACTTGAGTAAAGCCTGTGGTTACTTGTAGTGAAGAATCATTTGGAATTGAAATATAATCATCAATACCATCTGTTGACATATACCCTGATGAATTCCAAGATGTTCCATTATTCAATGTAGCATTATTTCCTTTACCACTTAAGTCATACCAAGTTGTGCCACTTCCAGGGTATGATCTTTCTGAAGTAGCATCTAATGCTAAAACTAATCCATTTGTCGGTATATCTGGTCCTCCGTATGCTCCCATATTATTCTGGTGGATTTGGGTCAGTCCATTCTGGAGTAGCCATTATTACTAAAATTTCTTCGTGAGTGTAAGGTCCTTCGTATGAACTTAGTGTTGATACAAATGCAGGTTCATCACCCTCCCATTTTAATACTGTTTCTAAACCATCAACTGATAGTCTAACTGTATCTTCTGATGTTTCCATAACTTCGTTGAAATCAACTAAAGATAGTTCGTCTGTGTTTATTGTAATGTATGTTATCATAAGAATCTTGATTTTTGTGCGTTATAATTTTGTAGTATTTCCGCCGCTGATAAAGCTTTATTATAAACTTTTACTGACGGCATTTTACCGTTTATAGGCAATAGCGTACCGTTCTGGCGAGCAGCTATTCTTAATATTGCTCCTGTATACCATTGTATAGTAGAGGAACTAACAGACGTGTCTAATGCTCCGTTTCTGTAGATATATTTAGTTGAACCATTGTAAGCTATTGTACAAGATTGCCATTCGTCATTTGGAAAATTAGTACTTACTAATTCATCGGTTACTCCTGTTCCAGATGGTGAATGCCCAAACTCTATTGAGTTACTACCTGCGCTATTTCTTTCTATTCTAAAAACAGTATCTGCATCATTATTGACATACAATTGCATAAAAAAGCAAGTAGCAGTACCTGTAACATTAAACCAAAAATTTACAGAAAAACCTGTAGACACTATATTCTGCCCAAAGCTTGTTTGTATGTAATCATCTGATCCATCAAAAGTCCAAGTACCTCCTTTATCTGTGCTAAACCCAACACCATTATTTAATGTTATAGATTCAGAACTTATTAAATCAGTACCTGTTGTGCCACTACCTGGGTAACTTCTCTCACTACCTGCATCAATTGCGAATACTAATCCGTCTGTTACTATATTTGGTCCTCTATAAAATCCCATATTATATTGCTCTTATTAATGATTTAACACTCCAGTCATCTGAAGTAACTGTTGCTAATAATCTCATTTGTGTTCCTGATATATCCACGCTTAAAACCACGTCTGATGTATCACCTAAGTCTTGTGTCGATGTTTCTGTAAACTCTACTAAAGGAGTTGTATCTCCATTGTGACAGGCATATACTGTACCTGACCTTACATTTGTACCTTTCTTAATTACAAAGTCAAAGAAAGCTGCTGTGTACGTAGCGTGTGCTACTTGAGCGACTACTTCGGCTCCTGTATCTACATCTGTATTTACTTGGTTAGATAGTAAAACATCTTTAATAATTATATCTTCTGCAAAAGTTACATCCCTATTAGAGTCTACTGTAACAGCAGTACTTCCTGAGGTTATTAATTTTAAATTAGTACCATCTCTACTCCAAGACATAACAGCATTTTCAGTTGTAGTACTAGTTATACCTCCAATCCAACCTCTGTTTCCAGATCCGTTATATTTAAAATAAGCACCGTAAGTGCCATTTTCTTTTAGGTATATTTTACAGTCATCTTGATTTACAGTTCCTCGTATTTCTAAATTAGCTCCAGGATCAGTAACTCCAATACCTACGTAACCTTCAAAAATAGCATTTTGAGTGTTGCTTAAAGTTAAAGCAGTTACGTTATTAGTTCTTAATAATATTGAAGCAGAATCAGTGGCGCCGATTGAGAAATTACCTGTACCTCTATGGGTAATAGCAGAAGTAGTGTTAGGACCACCGTTATTTCTAATTATTCTAAGTCCGTAATCTGTATATGTTGCATCTCCTATTAAATCAATGTATGAGTAACCGCTGTCTGTTCTACCTTGCCCGATTTGCAAGTGAGCTTCTTGAGTTGATGCTCCTGTACCTAAAGTCATACTACCAGCGTAATCTCCACTACCACTGTAATTTGTAGATGTTCCGTATAAAGTACCTGTCAAAGGAGAACCTGACCCAGCTGTTAATGGTAAATAAGCCCCAACAGGTGTTGGTCCAAATGCACCAGTACCTAATTCTCTTTTTTGTATTTGATTACTTGCAGAGGTTATTTGTTTTATAGAAAGATTATCTACTGACCCTATAAAACTACCGTTACATTGTATTCTAACTCTATCAGTAGATGTAGCTGTAAGTATATATTCATATTTACCTAAAGCTGACAAAAAGTCTGTAGCAGCATCGCCATATTCTATTCTTACTTGACCTTGTGTTCTTGCAGTTATTTCAAATGAAACTCTAAATACTTCACCAGCAGCAGGCAAGTTAGTGGATTGATTCATATCACTACTACTTGTTCCATCTGCGTTCGCAGTGCCTCCACTTATAGTCCAGTTAGAGTTTTTGTTCCAATCAGTATCTGTAGTAAAGCTACCATTAACAACTTGTTCTGTTCCTGTTATTTCATCAGCTACTAATACAGAAACTGAGTCTGTATTAAAGGGTAAATCAGAAACACCAAATGTTCCGTCTACGTCTAATTTAAAATCAGGTGAAGTAGTTCCTATACCTACGTTGCCTCCGTTTAAGTATGAATCCCCACTACCTGATAAATAAGAAGTAGTTATTCCTGATGAATTTCTTATTAAAACATTAGCGTGTCCATTTGCGTCATTTCCAATATTAAATGTTCTTGTACCAGCTGCGTTTTCAGATCTAAACGTGTCTCTTGCGTTGGCAGCATTTTTTACAGACATTACACCAGAGGTGCTATCACCGTGAACATCCAATTTGAATCCAGGAAGAGTCGTACCGATACCTACGTTACCAGCTGCTGGATTTAAAACTAAATCTATATCTTCATTAGTAAAAGTATCAGTAGATACTTGGTAAGAAGCACCTTCAATAGATATATATCTGTCAGCAGACGCTGCTCCCCCTTTTATAGCTGTAGCTAATCCAACTCTAAAATCATCAGTGTCATTAGTGTGAACAAATGTTGAATATGTTTTAGCGGTACTTGTTCTTGCAACTCCATTATTTACAACAAATTTAACAGGTGGACTAGTAGTCCCGATTCCGACGTTGCCGTCATCGTCTATAATCAAAGCCGTTTTTTGAAATTGACCGTTATTTCTTAATTGAATAAATTTAAAAGTCCCTCGATTTGTAGAAGTTCCCCAAGACCAAAACCTCGAGTTATTGTTAGAATAATCAATAGCAGTACCGTTATAAGTGTAACTTCCTGGTGAGCCTGGTGATGTTAAAGCATTAGTTATAAAAGCCGCGCCATTTACAGTAAGTTTTTGAGGTGGATTAGTATTATCAATCCCTACGTTGCCGTTCGTTTTGATATATAATTGCTGATTACCGCCTGTAGTTCCTAAGCTTAATGGACCAGTCGTATTTTGCAAATATCCATAACTACTTCCAATGACTAATTTAAGGGTATCAGAAGTGTCTGTTCTTTCTAAAGATAATTGAGCCGAACTCCCGCTGTTTGCAATATGTAGATGTGTCTGAGGGTTAGTCTTTCCGATCCCGACGTTACCATCAAAGTAAGATACACCGCTTGAGTTAACGGTCATAATAGGTACTCCTGAAATGTCAGATACAGCAAATATTTCTCCAGACAAGTCATCAGTTACAGAAAATAATTGCCCTTGCGTTCCTTGAATATCAAGTTTTGCATTTGGAGTAGTCGTTCCAATACCTACGTTGCCTGAGGTCTTAATTACCATATTCGCTGACCCTCCTCCTCCTGAAAAGTAAAGATCATTACCAGATTCAATAATTAGGCGTTGAGCCGCTTGAACCCCGCGGTATGTAGTTAAATAACTTGCACCTGCATTATCATTGTGAAATAATCTAAGACGAGTTGCACTACCATTCTTAATGGTGATACCAGTGTCAGTAGCACTCGCGACTCCAGCTATTTCTAACGGGCACTTCTACTCCAATACCTACCTTGCCTGCGAAATACCCGCTATTAAGAAATCTTAATGCCATTTATTATATTGGATTAATTGGTTTATACATATACAAGTAGAGCAGCGTAAACATCGCTTGCTACACTTCCTGTGAAAGCAAAAGATATTGTTCCTGATCCACTTCTTGCTACATCAGCATACACTGTTTCATAAGGTGCGGCTATTTGAGTTATTTCAGCTTTTACGTTTGCGGCTAATGCACTTGTTCCAAAAAGACTTGCGTCTGTTAAATCAATTGTAAATGTTGTTAGTCCACCAGACTCTGCTCTTGAACAAGGAGATGTATTATTTAAATCTTGTTTAGCTCCGTAAGGATTTGATTGAGGCTTTAATTGTACCCAACCTGTTGAAGATACTGTAAAGCTTGCTGAATCAAAACCTGCTACACCTTTTTCAGTAGCTCCATCTGTTGCTCCTGCTCCTGCTACGTTTGCATCTGCTATAACAAAAGTATATTCTGTCGATGCTGGATCTGATGCTGCGGTAATCGCTGCGGCAGCAAATATAAAATCACCAACCTCTACAGAAACTGTAGTGTCGCTAAATGTTATATCACCATCGTGTGTAACTACATAGTAATCACCTTGATCTAAAGCTATGTTTGAAGCTCCACTTATAACTGGAACTCCTGGATCAGTAGTGGCGTTATAACCTCCTTGAAATACACCAACTCCTTGGACAAGTAATTCTACTTGAGCTAAGTTAGGTGCGCTTGTTCCTGCTGTTGCAGTTGGAACTGTTACCTCCCCTGTAAAATCACCTGTACCTACAACAGTTAAACTACCGTCTACAGTTGCATCGTTATCTACTTGTAAGTCATTTCCAATTGTAACATCAGAAGGCTGACTTATAGCTATTGTTCCTGCTGTTGCTGATTGTTCAACTACAATTTCACCAGCTGTACCGATAAGTGTAACGGTATCTACATTTCCATCGTTATCTGTTAAATCAATATCAGCACCGCTTGACGCGTTCGCTTTAGATGTTAAATCATATGTTGTATCATCCGTTGAAGGTAATGTAATTGTTTTTACATTTATTCCTGTAACGTGACCTGTTGTATCTCTTGTAACAGAATCAACTGTTGTGAAAGTTCCTCCATAAGAAGGAGAACCTGTTGATGTTGTATCTGTTTGAGTTTGTAAGTCGTGAACTATATTTAAAGTTCTATTAGCAGCTATATCAGTAGTTATTTTTAATCCTCCTGCAATATCTACAGTTTCTCCAGAACTTACTGATTCAGGAGTTCCAGAATCACCATCTAATGTCCAGCTTACGTAATTATCAACTACAGCCCAAGAATTATCACCTCTTAAAAAAGTTGTATTGCTTGCAGTTCCTGTAGCAGACAAGTCAGCAGTTATAACAACATTACCTGTTGTTCTTGCTGTTGGCGTAAGATTTATAAATGTACCGTTTGTAGTATCAATAGACTCAACCGCACTTGTAGCACCTACCTCAATCCAACCTGGTGTTGGAGAAGCTGGCACTGGTGGGTTTTGAGTATCAGCAACATACTGCTTTAATGTATCAGCAGATGTGTTGAATATAATTTGACCAACTACACCTGTTGCAGGATCAGTGGCTACATTTTGTATAACCGCCTGGTTTAATTGATTCTGATTAAGATCAACTGTGTTTAAATATTGTATTGCCATAGTTTTTTAATTTAAATATGCTGTTCCAGCAAACGGCGCTGAAAATGTTAATGTCACATTGTTTATGTCGTTATATGTATATTGCCCAGTTACAACTGTCCCTGCACTATCAATTACTGTTATAGAAGGAAACTTTCCTAAATTATGCTGTATATTCCAGCTTGTAGAAGGAACTCCTTGTACATAAGTAAAGTGTAAATCACCTGTCCCTGCGTAACTAAGCAAAGATATGAAATAATCTTCATCATTAATTAAGCCTCCGTTACCTACCTTGTAAAATAAATCTATGTTTGAAAATGTTTTTTCGTTAGGAACTGCTGTTACAGATTCCCATTCAAATATTGCCCATTGAGCTACATCATCACATTGAGTTACTAAAACATCAGAACCTACTAATGGTGCAGAATAAAAAGTAGAAATATCTTCTGGAGACTTTAATTGTGAGTTACTTAAAATCCAAGAATCAATACTAGAAAACGGAACATTATTAGCTTTGTGAGGATCAAAAGAAATTGTCCCTGGGCTTCTAGGCGGAGTATTTTTATACCTAAACCTTAATGACTGAAGATCATTTCCTCTTTCATTTATAAAGTCAGCAACAGATTGAGCTGTAAAGTTTTTTGTAGCCCACCTTGCTTGAGAATCTGATCCGATCCACTTATCTTTTGCAACGACCGTAAGGTCGTTCGAATAAGTTTTTATTCTAGCCATTATCTATTTTTTTATATATTACAAAGTTAATAAAAAAAAATCTAGCGTTACTTTTTGTTAAATGTGACATTTTTTGATATTTTCTCTGCACTACGACCAATAACATAACCACCAATACCTAACTGCAATAAATTCCAAAATTCATTTTCTAATTCTGGTGTTGTTAAATTAAATAAAGGTGCAATAAATTTTACGTAAATTACTATAAAACCAAACGCCAACATTAGTATCGGTCGCCAGCTTCTTTGTAACCAGTTGCCTTTTGCTTCAGTTACAATAATTTCTGTTTGCATTTTCTGAAGTTCTAATTGCTTTTCAATTAGAATTTGTTTTATAACATTTTCTGCTTTAATTTTTTCTTCTTTTGATGTAAACAACTTATCTAAGCCGCCTAACAAATCTTTTACTAGTCCGCCTCCGAACCACTCTATTACTTTTTTCATATATTCTCGTATTCTGTTTTTGCATCAAAGCTTGGACACTGCTTACTTGAAAAATCTTGATGACCAAAAACCTTAATATTAGGATTAGTTTTCTTTAATGTTTTTATTAATAACAACAGTGAAATTTTTTGCTGATCCGTTCTAGTATCAATCCATTCTTTCATCTCTCTATCCATACCACCAATATAACAAATTCCTACAGAATATTTATTATGACCTTTGCAATGCGCTCCTTGCTTATCAACCATTCTTCCGTACTCTATTGTTCCATCTAGTCTTACAATAAAGTGATAACCTATATCATCCCATCCATTTCCCTTTACGTGCCAGTCTCTTATAACCTCTGCACTAAAATCTTTTCCTAATGGAGTAGCGGAACAATGTATAATTATTTCTTTAATCTCTCTCATAATAATATATTATTTAAATAATATGAAAAAAAAAGACGCAATATATATGCGCCTCTATTTTTTTATATTTTGAGTTAATATTATTTATTTTTATTCTTGTTTAGTAAATACCACTTTTGTACTGTATATCCTATAGTAACCAAAAGAAGAAATATTTTGAGGGTCACATCTATATTTGTCATTGAAATTCCGAAACTACCAGCGTTAATCATTAATATTTTGTAATCTTGCATCATTTTTTTTTGGTTATATTATACACAAAAAACAATTCAGAGTTCCAAGAATTTGATTGAGTGTAGTTCATATTATTACGACATTGCTATACAATCAACACCTGTAGTCGTTCCTGTTGCAAAAACCTTTTTGCACTGAACAGGTAAGTATTCGCCTACTTTAAAGTTGTTAAAAGTAATGTCTTGATTATTTATAGTTAGTACTCTTATGTTTACGTATCTAGGATCTGGTGTTCCTGCTCCAGAAGTTATATCTTGAAGAATTGGAACTGTGCTTCCAACGTAAATTAAAAACCCTTCATTAGAAGTATTTGGAATTTCAACAGTATCACTATTTGTGACCTGCACTCCATTTAATGTATTTACATTTATTTTTGAATATGACATATCTATATTTTATTTACTATTTTTATAAGGAAACATTCTATTAAGGCTATCCTTTCTTTCTTTACATCCGCATCCCCCTTTAGTAACTTTCTCAACAACAGCTTTTATTCCTGTTTTTTTAAATACCTTTTCTAAATCGTCTCCTAATCCTATTGATTTTTGTTTCATTGAATTTTATTTTTTACAAGTACATAATTTGTTTGGACAAGAAGAAACAGAAAACATAAGCTTTGAAACAATCCAATTCCATTTGCATTGAAATTTACACCAAACTTCTTGCATCCATAATCCAATCTTTACAAATAATTTACCCATAACCTTAATTTATTATTTCTACAAATATAGTGATAATTTAAATACTTATTTTCGGGACTTTGCACCTGAGCATTTCCATCTTTTTCTAGATAAATTATTTGGAGTATTAGGATCTCTTTGTTTTTTCTTAGACAGTCTTCTTTTAATACCTAAGCTTCTAGCACAATAACTATCGCCTTTAGATGTCCCTGGCTTTACTCTTGGTCCGCCACCTTTTGCTCTACCAGCTTGACCATAACTAACTTTTTTACCAGTTGAAGTTATTTTAACTTTAGCCTTTCCTTTTCTTGGTTTTGCCATTATTATTTACCTTTACCGCAACTAGCGTAAACACTTTTTTTTATTTGTTTTTCTGAAGGTAATCCATTTCTTTCAGGCTTTACTCCACTTTTTATTGCTGCCGTAAAATAAGGTTTTAATTTGTTTTTCATTTTGTATATTTTTTAGTTACTTTTCCTGCTTTAGTATTTGAAACTACTGTCTTTCCTTTTCTTCCTGCCGCTTTTTTCTTGCGAGCAGTTTTAGCTCTTTGAGCTTTTGACATTGATTTAGCTTTGGCTAACGGCAAACATCTGTCTGGATTTTTTTTATTCTTGCTAGTTCCACAAGCTCCTTTAATAGAGCCATCAGTTCCTATACGAACCCACTTTTGATCACGCCATTTTTTTAATTCACCCAATCTGTATAGTTTTTTTAATTATCTTATCTTATTATGATCCTTATGTATAGTTTATTTCTTTTTAGAACCTTTAGCGTAGTTAGGATCTTTACAATATTTACTTGCAGCCATATTCGCATATGCTGAAGGATATGTGTCAAAAGTTCGTTTTGCCCAGGCTATCCCAGCTGAACAAATCTTGTTACCTTTCTTCTTAGTTCTTCCTGCCATAATTCGTTTTTGTTTATATTTACAAATATAATTAAATTAAATATAATGAATTTTAGTAAAAAACTACGAGCTAATTATGATCGTAAAGAGCCTTCTAATGATTATCTTAAATATTGGAAAGTTGTAAAGCATTGGGCTAGAGCTTATTATAATTTAAAAACAGCTGATATAGAAATGATGTTGTTTTTATATAGCGAAGGATTGTTTACCAGAAAACAATTTGAAGAGTTCAATGAAATTATGTCCTGGGACAAAATGAGATTTCAAAAACTACTTAAAGACAAATGGATAATTATCTGGCGTGAAAGAGTTGGAAACGAATCTAAACTTTATGAGTTGGGATTCAAAGGTAAGCGTGTGGTATCTTCTATATACAAAAAATTAAATATGAAAGAGACTATATCAGAAAGCCCATATAGAAACCCAATATTTAAAAACAACACCAAATACAGTAACAAGGTATATAGAAAAATTATTAAGGAAATGAATAATGTTATTCGACAACAACAACGTCACGCTCCTGAATAATAGTATATATGTTTTCGTTTAACATCATAGTATGTCCAGCGGCTTTGTCATAAAAAATAATATCACCTTTATTTATAACAGAGCATTCGTGTCCTGGAAGAATTACCTTTCCTTTTTTATATCTAAACTGATTGCTGTCTGATGAGGTAAGTAGTATTCCTGACTCAGTAGTTTCTTTTTCTTTTATGGTTTCAATTACTATGGTTTTCCCTATTGCTTTCATTATGCTCGTTTCATTGTTACTATTGCGTTTGTACTAAGTATAGTTGTTGCAACACTTGCTGCATTTATAAGTGCGTTCTTTGTTACTTTAGCTGGATCAATAATCCCCATCTTAAACATATCACCATACTCTTTGGTCTTTACATTATAACCATAATTTACTGGAGCTGACGCACAAGAACATATTGAGTCACGTACCTTTTTAACATCATCACCTGCGTTAGTTAGTATCTGCTCAAGTGGAGCAGTTAAAGAATTATATAATATATCATTTGAAATTCCATCGCCTAAATTCTCAGCCTCTCTTAGTAAAGCTAATCCTCCGCCTGGCAATATTCCTTCTTCTAACGCTGAACGAACAGCACACACCGCATCATCGATGCGGTCAAATTTTTCTTTTTGCTCAATGTCTGAGTTCGCTCCTACATAAATAACGCCAACAGATCCAGTCAAGTTCGCTATACGTTCTAATATAAAATCTTTCTCATACTTGTTTAAAGAAGTCTTCTTGTGCTGATCTTTCAGTTGGTTGATTCTTTCGCCTATCTCTTCATTTTGCTTTTCGTTAGATGTAACGATAACAGTACCTTCCTTCCCAACAATAATTTTCTCAGCAAACCCTAAGCTATCCATTGTAAGTAAACTCAAGTCATCTCCTTGAGACTCACTAAAATACTTTGCGCCTATCGATAACGAAATATCAGCTAATAACTCATTGGTCTTATATCCAAACGATGGTGGTATAATATTACATACCGCTAAATTATTCTGAATTTTGTTTGCGCCTAATGTATTAACTACGTTTTGAGTACAGTTTCCTATAATCAAAAGTTTTTTCTTTTCTTTAATAATCGGTCTAAGTATATTCTCAATCTCCATCAAGCTCTGAATCTCTGTGTCAGTAACTAGAATATGAACATTATCTAAAACACACTCATCGTTTCTTTCATTATTAGCAAAAAGCTGTGTTGTATAACCTCTTTCTATTTTTATACCCTTAGTAATTTCATAGTAAGTTTCTTCAGTCTGAGAATTTTCTACTGTCAGTACACCATCTTTACCAAGCTCTTTGTAAGCATCTGATATTAATCGACCTAGTTCAGCTGAATTATTCGCAGATACAGTAGCAACATCACGAAGTGTTTTTGAACTTACCTTTTTAGAAACTTTGTTTAAGTTTTTTACAATACCCTTAACCGTTTCGTTTATGTCTCGTATAAGTTCTGTAGTATTTATGTTTTCGCCTTTCTCTATTGCATTCATTCCGTTACGAATAATTGCCTCAGTAAGTACAATTGCAGTTGTTGTTCCATCACCAGCAGAACTAGCAGTTCGGTCAGCTGCTTCTTTCATCATCTTTACAGCTAAGTTTTCTACAGCATCCTCTAAGAAGATAGATTTAGCTACAGTCACTCCGTCTTTAGTAACGGTTATACCGTGGGTGTGTTCTGGAGACTCAATTAAAACAGTTTTACCTAATGGACCTAGTGTGCTTTTAACAGCATTAGTAATCGCATTAATTCCTTTCTTTAATTTGTCTCGACCCTCCTGGTCAAATACAAGATCCTTTGGACTGTAACTCATAATGTATTAGATTTAATTAAATTATATGTCAAAAGTATAAAAAATAAATTAGAATAAAGTAAGTTGAGCTAATTTTAAAAATGTTGGTTTTAAGTTTCCCTATATATATATAGAGTAAATACTTATTTATATTTTTCTTTCCGTGAAAAAGAAGAGAAAAAATTAACATAATCGACATAAGACTGATAATCAGAACTTTAGACAACATATCGTTAACATAGTTATGTTGATAATCAACATAAATCAACCAATCTTACAAAAAAAAAGAGGCTAGACTTTTAATCCAACCCCTTTTACACAAATTAACTATGGGAAGAAAGTTATTTGTAACTGTTAAAAAAATTCTTTTTTTGTTCTGCTAATTCAATTCCATCTGCCATCATTCCAATTTTATTTGCTCTGTATTTAGCATTTTTTAAAGAAACCATTTTACTGATCCCTGTTTCATAATAATTAAAATCTCCAGACAACTCGTGTCTATTTCGATTTGAAATATATTCAGCCATTACAGGTCTGCTCGGTATTTTATTTGCTCCTTTGATTTTCATAATATAATGTTTATAGTGTAAAGATAATAAAAAAATATTAGACGCTTAGAGGCGTTGGGTAATATATGATATACGCAACACGACGCCAAAAAGAAAACGACTTTTAAAAACAACCCCCCCTCCACATTTTAAAAATTTGCCTCAGATTTTTTTAGCTTTTCCATAGGACACCACCACCACCACCACACCACCCGACAACACCACCACACCACCCGACCACCTCGCACCGTTTCCCGTTGTTCTTGTTTCTTTGTTCTTTATTCTTTCCCCTTTTTTATTTTGTCACGGACACAAAAGAAAAGGGTTAACCATTCCCCAAAACAAAAAGCATTTTAATAAATACTATTTAAACGGCTGGAGCTAACCAGCTAACAAACAAAAGAAAACGTTTATTTTGCCCGTGTGCCATCACTACAAACAAAAAAATTTGCTTTGTAACTTGCTGAATACTAACAACTTATAAAATACTTTTAAAATACTTGTAAAATAATTAGGTTAATACTTTTATTTTACTTTATATTTGCAATGTCAATGAGACACAAAATTTTAAATTATTATTATGAATTTTTTAAACCTGGATCAACAAAAAAAATACCTACCAAATTTCACGGGTATAAAAGTACACGAAGCGAAAATAATTTATAGTGAACACGGAAACCACGAAATAGAATATAAATATTTTAAATGTCCGTCAAGTTATTTTTATAGCAAAGAAGATGAATTTAAAACTTATTTAGGTGGAACTTCTTTCACTACAATAAAAAAAGCAAAACAATTTATAAAATCAGTAAATAAAAAATAATTATGAAAGATCAAATAAAAATAAACGATTGTATTTTGACCCTGGAAAATGAAAGCGCTTTTTATCACAATTTTTATAATCCGTATAAAAAAACCATTTATAAAAAAATAGATAGATCAAATTTTGATCTTGACAAAGCTATAAACGGACTCCAGGAGCGAATTAGACAATATTTTAAAAGTACGGATAATTTAGACGTTTGCAGGTATTTATACAAATACAAGCCGACAAAATACATTTTGAATAAGTCGGAACGCATAGAGATCGCAAAAAATTTAATTGAAACAATGTTAACAGATAGATAGTAAAATTATGAAAGAACTAAGCAAATACAAGTTAAATAAAATATCTAAAAACCTAGACAAGTTTTTTAATATTGCAACAGACGACCAAGTAAAAGACGGCTTAAAATGGTATCAAGAAGCCAATAAAATTGTTTTAAACATTGCAACAGAGTATAAAATTGACCCTTACAAAGTCGCTTCAGTTTTGAGCGCTTTGAGTCCTCGCAACAAATGGAAACAAAATATTGCCGACACGATCAAAGTTTGCAAAGCCTGGACAGAGGGAAAAACTCCCGAAGATATAAAGGTTTGCACCTTTCATACTAATAAATTTAAAGCCTTTGCGATCTTAGACGACAAAGTAAAAATTACAGATAAAAGCCTCAAAACATTCAATTTTGTTAGAAACATAGCTTTTTTAGATCCTACGGCTTTAACTGTAGATATTTGGCATTTACGCGCTTGTTTTGATAAAATTATTAAAATAGATAATGCTTCAATCGGTCGCGTAGCATATAAACAGATAAAAAAATTAACACTAGCAAAAGCCGAAAAATTAGGGATCACGGGATTTGAATTCCAGGCGATCGTATGGACATCAATAAGAACAAAATAAAAAAAATGAAACAATATATATTTTATATCGAATACAAAGACGCTACAAGAAAAATATTTTACAAAGCTTGTAAAAAACCAAGACTTACAAAACTGCATAAATATTTGATCTATGAATTAAATACAAACGACGAAGTCCAGGAAATTGGATATTGTCAAGAAAACAAATACACAAATTAATAAAATTATGACAAAGCTAAAAACGGGTATTTATACCCACATCAGAAAAGGAAGGGTAAATGTTTACACGGCTAAACAATACAAAAAACTTTCAATATTTAAAAAACTAATAATCAAATTCAATTTATAAAAATGGGATATTCAAAACACAATAAAACGGGTTATAATAAAGCAATGAGATCAGCACTAAAAGAAATAATAGGCGAAAGGGTAACGTATTTAAGGCGACAAGGGTTAACATTTGATCCGTTTGCAACTTTTTATGTTAGTGCTTCACACATCAGCACAAAGCAAACCCAGGAATTAAACAGAGCGTTAGGCATTCACACGAATAAAGGATTAAATCAATTTTATAAAATTATATAACTATGGAGCAAATAAAAAGCATTTACCAGGAAATAGAAGTAAAGATCACGACAAGAGAGCAAGAGGCGAAAAAGTTAATTGTAGTAATTGAAAAAATATTGACATTATTTTTAAGAATATTGACAACGGGATTATTTTTAATGGCAGTTACGGGGATTCTATTTTTTATAATAGGAATGGCAACGGGATATGTTGACACATCAAACGCAAATTTTGGAATTTATTAAACTATAAAATTATGAGGACGACACACGGCAAAGAATACCACAATTGGAACAACTCGCAAGATGATCTTTTAAAATTAAAAGTTATCTCAGTAAGATACTACGAAACACGAAGAGGCACGGGATACCAATGTAAAACCAACAAAGAAAATGTTGAGATTTGGAACGATGGAAATGGTGGTGCAACTTATATTGCTCCACACAACCCACACACAAAACCATATGATCATATGACAGAAGAGGAGATGGAAAATTTGATTGATCAATACGAAGAAATAGAAAACAACTAGAAAATAACTTGCATATTAATTAAATAATAATTATATTGCATAAAATTTAAATACTATGGGAGTAAACGAAATTACATTTTTAAGGCGAATGATTTACACTTACAAGAATCCACAGAATGACCAGGATTTTAACAGAGCAAGAAAACATTTGAACAAAGTACACAAGCAATACGGAACAATAGATATATCAATAATTCAAAATTTAATAAAATAGATATGGCATATTTTACAAAAGAAATGGGAGGCACATTATTAATTGTCACTAAAGATGATAGAACATACGAGGTGTCAAGAAGTATCACAAGTAACAATCTAATTATAAGACCCGATGCAGATACACCAAATCCAAGTTCATCAGAAGAAATGAAATTTAAAAAACTATATAAACTAAGTAATTGTTATACAAGATGAAAAATAATAAAATAATAGCAGAATTTATGGGAGTAAATGTCATCACTATTGATGATGTTAGAAAAAACAAAAATCCTTATATCTCATCAGCAGATGGATACCTTGAAAATGATTTAAAATACCATTGTTCCTGGGATTGGCTTATGCCAGTAGTTGAGAAGATTGAGAGCGATGAAAGATACGATGTAGATATATTGCAATATGGCACAAAAATTACCGATAATCAAAAAGAGATAGTTAACAATATTGCTGACATATCATTTGACAAAAAAATTGACCATACATACGATGCAGTAGTTGAATTTATCAAGGAATATAACTTTGGAGAATCTATGGAAGAGGTATCAATTTTTGATTTTTTAATACATATAAATAAATAGCTATGAAACCACAAATTTTTAAAGTATGCCTTTACTATGGGGGCGAAATGCCAAACGAACAACGATATACACCAAGTATAGAGGTTGCCAGGAAATGGGTAACAGAGGCAGAACACGGAACAATAGAAAACCAAAATAATATTTTAATTCAATAAATATGAAAATTTCAATAAACAAAAACCAACAAACAATTAATTTTAAAACGCACGTTTGGACTATAATCGAGATAGCAAAACAAAAAGCAGAAATTGGTATAGAAAGGTTTTATTATCCAATACCAAGAAATCAAGGTTTTTCTCATTGGGAATTGATAGAAAGGGTAGAGATGAAAACAGAAGAGTCGGTTTATGGCGACATACGAGATGGACAAATTAAATTTACAATACGATAGGCTATGAAAGTAAAAATACAACAAAGACAAGTCTATCATAAATTTGCTGAGATAGAAATTGAGATTGATGAAGATGAATTTGATCATTATAGATTAGACAACGGAAAATATACAAGTATAGATGAATTTATAATTTACAAAGAGGAAGATTGGATTGATGATATTGAAAACAAGCTAAATGAATCTGAGTTTGTTTATGGTAATGGATTAGATGACTATAAAGGAATGAATGAGCCTGAGTCAGAAACAGAATGGAGATATGAATGTGATGAATTAAAAATAGGTGGACACTTATGAAAGTAAAAGGAACTTATGTAGTTACTGATGATAATTACGAATTAGAAATATACTACGAGTATTATTGGGACGATGGAGATTATAACAACCCTCCAGAAAACGATATGGAAATTCTGGAGGTAAGTTTAAATGGAATGGACATAACAGATTTTTATTGGGATTGGGTAGATGATGCCATACATACGCAGGTTTGGGAATATGCACAAGAAAATAAAAATAATTAAACAACAACTAGGTTTGGATAAGCCACACGTTTAAGTACGGAGGCGAAACTTACTGACGAGTAAAAAAGGTTCGATTCTTTTTCTAGTTGCTAATCAATAAATTAAAACTATGGCGAAAGCAGAAATTAAACACAATGCTATTGAAAACGAAGTATTTGATACTTGGCGAAAAATAGAAGAGGCGAAAAAAACACTTAAAAACAACGGGTATTTCGTTGATAACCTATGGAGTATAGAAGATGTTTTTAGAGATTTTAAATGCACAGAGGAAGAGGCACAAGAAGTCTTGGAAATGGCTTTGACAAACGAAGCAACTATGGAGCAAATATGGTCTGCAATAAATTTTCACGGAGAAGATAATAAATTAACAAAAATAAATAAATAGAAATTATGGGTAGATATTACAACGGAGACATAGATGGTAAATTTATGTTCGCAGTACAAAGCAGTGATGCAGGAGAAAGATTTGGTGCAATAGAGCAAGAGTCTGGATACATTGATTATGTAGTTTATAAAGAAGATAGCTACAAGGCAATAGTAGAAGAGTTAAAAGAAATTGAAGAAACGGGGGCAGTAGATAGAGTTAACAAAATGTTTAAAGATGATTGGCTCTGGAATGACGAAAAGATGAAAAAATTTGGAGTAAGTAATCAAGATATATCTGAATATGCTGATCATAGAATGGGTAAGCAAATGAAAGATTATTTTGATAATAACCCAGATGAGTCTGAACTTTATTTTACGGCAGAAATATGAAAACAATACTATTAATTATGGCACTTTTTTTATACGACTTCGAAGAACAAGGTTTTTTGGTAACGGCTACAATATACCACGCAACTCCAGAACAATGCAATGCAGATTATTTAACTACTGCAAGTGGTAAGAAGATAAACGAAGACAACCCACAAGAGCATAGGTGGGTGGCAGTAAGTAGGGACTTAGAGCAATTAGGTTTTAAGATGGGCGAAAAGATTCTTGTAGAAAACGCAGAAGAAATGAATGGAATCTGGACAATAGAAGATCGAATGAATAAGAGGTGGATCAGTAGAATAGACTTTTTAGTAAACAAATCTAAAAAGGGTGGAAAATGGACTAACGTAATAATAAGCTTAGTAGAATGAAAAAAATAATAAAACAAATTTTATTTGAAAAATTAAAATTAAAACCAGACTTTAAATTAATAAGAAAGTTACAACAAAAATTAGATCAATTGAAAAATGAAAAAAATAAAGAAGAAAATTAGACAATACAGAAGTAATCAAGGACGAAGTCCTAAGAAGATGGAAGAGTCATATAAGGTTATGTTTATATCTATTGTAATGATAATTATAATAGTAATTACTTGTATATTAACTTTAAATTAATTACTTTTACAAACACAAATTAATTAAAATCAAATGGGAAAATCAAGCGAAAAATTTATCGAAACTAGAGAGGTAGAGCAAGACTCTAAGCCTTTAACAAAAGTACCAACAGAGTTCTTATGGAAAGAATATTTTACAATGTTAGGTCAGCAGTATAATTATGAATTAAAACCAGAAAAAAACAATGAAGAAAGGAATATTTAATATGTATGTCAAACTTATCTGTGATGGATTAGACTTAACTGAAGAGGAATTATTTTCTCCATCAAGGAAGAGAGAGTTGGCAAAGGCAAGACAGATTCTTTACAACTTATGTTACCAGAGACCAATGACAATTAATCAAATCATTTCTCTTATGGATAACAAGGGGTATAGTACTACTTATGAAACTGTAAGAAATGGAATTAATAGAGTTCAAGAAGATATTTTATCTAGTAAAGATAAAGATTTCCAGGCTTTTGTTTCTGAATGTTTAGAAAAGGCAGAGGAATGTTGTTAAGTCCATTAGATAGTTTGTATGAGGTGTGGGACGAGGCTAATTCAGACTCTAAGACCATTAAACTAACAACTAAAAATAACGATGCAATACTATTTAAAGGTATAAAGATCGTTAACTCGTCTAAAGGAATAAAAATATACAATACAAAAAAAGCAGGACTAGATTATAAAGAGATTAGTTACGATGACTACATCTATTTTATAAATCGAGGATTTAGAAATGGTGTTTATCATATATTAAAAAGGACTTATAAAGAACAGATTGATGCCATCACACAAAAAATACAGAACGAGGTAAATCAAAGAAATAATAAAAAGCATTACGATTACCTCAAGCAAAAGAGAGATAACATTATAAAAAAATACACACAAATTATTAAAAAAGAGAAATTATGACAAAAACTACGACTACATTCAAAGCATTAGCATCTATTAATGTTAAGGATAAAATTGAAAAAAAGGGAAGATTCGATTATTTGTCTTGGGCATATGCTTGGGCAATTATAAAGGACAAGTACCCAGATGCAAATAGAAAGGTATATGAATCAGACCACACGGGTTTAAACTATTTTACAGATGGAAATACTGCTTATGTAAAAGTTGGTGTAACTGTTGGAGGGGTAGAACATATTGATTACCTACCAATTATGAATCATCAGAACAGATCTATAAAGGTAGAAAACGTTACATCTTTTGATGTTAATAAAGCTATTCAGAGATCAATGGTAAAAGCTATTGGAATGCACGGATTAGGATTATCTTTATGGGCAGGAGAAGATTTGGTTGATGTTTCTGAAGATAAACCACCTGTAAAGAAAAGTGTAAAGCCATCTTTAAAGAAGACTCATAAAAATTGGGCAGACTGTGTTTCATATATAAAGAACAACAAGTCAGTTCCGTTTGCACAATTAATAAAAAATCTTGAAGATAGATTTACAATTCCTGCATCTAATAAAAAAGAATTAAACTCTTACTATGCTAACTAAAGAGGAGATACTAGAAAAACTCCAGGACGATAAGGAATACTATGGAAAGTTTGGTAAACAATATATGTCAAACTCTGATATATGGACTTTATTGAAAGAGCCACACAAGTATGGTCAAGGAAAGGAAGAAACTGTGCCAATGGTTGCAGGAAGATATTTTCACGTTTCAATATTAGAGCCTGAGAAAGTAGGTATGTTTAATATTATAGACTCTTCAACAAGATCTACAAAAGCATACAAGGAGGCATCAGCTGAAGAGGGTAAGATTTTACTACTGAAAAAAGAGCAAGATCATTTAGATTTTTTAATAAATAAAGTGAGGTCAAACTTTAGGTTTCATTCTGATATATTTAATCCATTAAATAAATATGAAGTACCAGGAATTACAGAGTTATTTGGTTTAAAATGGAAAGGGAAGGCAGATATTATAACTCCAGAGATACTTATTGACATCAAGACCACCTCAAACATAGATAAATTTAAGTGGAGTTCTCGTGATTATAATTACGACAGTCAAGCATATATTTATCAGCAAATATTCGGTAAACCTGTAATATTTTATGTAGTTTGCAAGGTTTCTGGTCGTCTAGGTATTTTCACACCAACTGAAGATTTTTTAATTGGAGGTAGAGCAAAGGTGCAAAAGGCAATTGAAGTTTATAATAATTTCTTTACAGACAATGCAGAGATGGAAATATCTCAACACATAACAATACAAGATTTATAAAAAAGGAGTCAGATGTGCTTCTCCTACTAAGCACTCAAAATTAATACTTTATATTATGTCACAAGACAAAATTTTTGCAGACGGATTTCTTTTCAAAAGAAGAGAGAACGCACCAGAGTTCGTAATTGGTAACATCAGCGTAAAAGTTGAAGAAGCTATTACATTTCTAAAAGCTAATCATAAAAATGGTTGGGTAAATTTAAATGTACTTACGGCAAAGTCTGGAAAGCCTTATGTTGAATTAGATACGTTCGTACCTAAGAAACAAGAGGATCAACCTGCAAAGGAAGAAGAAAAAACTGCTGACTTACCTTTTTAATAAGGGTTTGTTACTAAGCATAGGGGAGGCAACTCCCCTTTTCTTTTGTCTTATCTATGTTGGAAATGTTAATTTTTTCCCTTAGATGTGGCAAATAAAAAAATACTATTAAGAAAACTATATATATATATATAGAATCACAAAATCAACATAATGGAAGAAAGTAAAATAACAATATTTCGAAATATAAAGGACACCTCAACTCCTTTTTATAGAGACTTAGATTCTATTTTAGATAGAATTAAAGATGGTAAGTCAAAAGAACTTATAAAGCAAATAAGAAAAGAAAAGGATAAAAAAGTACGGCAAGAACTTAAAAAAAATTTACCTGCAATTTGTTTTTCAGGAACATTTAAAAAGAGAGCAGATGATTCAATACTTGAGCATAGTGGTTTTATATGCCTAGACTTTGATGGCTATAACACAAAGAAAGATATGATTTCTGAAAAGGAAAGACTATCTAAAGATAGATATGTCTATTCTGTTTTTGTATCTCCTAGTGGTAATGGTTTGAAAGCATTGGTTAAAATACCGAAAGAGCCTGACAATCATAAACTATTTTTTTTATCACTTGAAAAATATTTCAAATCAGATTACTTTGATAAAACATCAAAGAATATATCAAGGGTATGTTATGAATCCTATGACCCTCTGCTTCACTTAAATACAAACTCACAGACTTGGAAAAAAATAGAGGAGCAAGAATATAAACCCGTAGACAAGTATACTGCAAGACCTACAATACCAGTTACAGACGAAAATAAAATTGTAGACATACTTATGAAGTGGTGGAATAAAAAGTATGGATTAAAAAGTGGCGAAAGAAACAATAACGTTTATGTACTTGCGGCTGCTTTTAACGACTATGGAGTCAATAAATCTTTAGCTGAATACATTATGTCATCTTTTGAGTCAAGTGACTTCTCAGCCTCTGAAATTAAGACTACAATAAACTCTGCATACTTACATACGCAAAACTTTGGATCTAAATACTATGAAGATGAGGATAAGGTAAACCAAGTAAGAATGAAACTCAAGCGTGGAGTATCAAAAAAAGAAATCCGTCTTCAGTTATCTGAATCAAATATTGAAGATGCGGTTATTGACTCTGTGATTCACACAATCGAGGAAGATGAAAGCGATAAAAGATTTTGGAATAAGAATGAGAAAGGTGTAATAAATATTATACACTATCTTTTTAGACAATTCCTGGAGGACAATGGTTTTTATAAGTATGCTCCAGAGGGTAGCAAGAACTTTATATTTGTAAGAGTAACTAACAACTTAATTGATCATACAAATGAAGAGGAAATAAAAGATTTTGTTTTGGGATACTTAGAGGTATTAGATGATATGTCTGTTTACAATTACTTTGCAGACAAAACAAGGTTTTTTAGAGAAGAGTTTTTGTCTTTACTAGGAACAGTAGATGTTTATTTTATAGAAGATGATAAAAATACTGCTTACTTATATTACAGAAACTGTGCAGTAAAAGTTCAAAAGGATAGCAAGACTGCTATTGATTATTTAGATTTAGGTGGTTATGTTTGGAAAGACCAGGTAATAGATAGAGACTTTGATCTTTGTGAAACGTATGAATGCGACTACAAAACATTCATAAGTAATATTGCAGGAGGCGACAAATTAACTATAAGGTCTATGGAAAGTACCATAGGTTACTTGTTACACGCATACAAGAATTTTTCATACTGTCCTGCTGTAATTTTAAATGATGAGGTTATATCTGAGAATCCTGAAGGAGGGACAGGTAAAGGTTTGTTTATGAATGCCATCAACCAAATGAAAAAATTAGTTGTAATAGATGGTAAAGCTTTTAATTTTGAAAAATCATTTGCATATCAATTAGTATCTGCTGATACACAAGTACTATGTTTTGATGATGTAAAAAAACATTTTGATTTTGAAAGACTATTTAGTGTTGTCACGGAAGGACTAACATTGGAAAAGAAAAATAAAGATGCAATCAAGATACCATTTAATAAATCTCCAAAGGTTGCAATCACAACTAACTACGCAATTAAAGGTAAGGGTAATTCATTTGAGAGAAGAAAATGGGAGTTAGAGTTTAAACAATTCTATACAAAAGACTTTACACCATTGGTAGAGTTTGGTAAACTTTTATTCTCTGAATGGTCTCAAGAAGAATGGTGTATATTTGATAATTATATGGTAGAAAATTTAATGTTCTATCTTAAAAACGGACTATTAAAATCTAAGTTCAAAAACTTATCTATTAGAAAGCTATCAGCTGAAACTTGTCACGAGTTTATAGAATGGTGTGGTTTGATTGATGGGATTGCTAAACACGATTCCTTAAAATTTGATCAAAAAATTTATAAAAATGAACTATATTTAGAATTCATTCAAGACAATCCTGATTATGCACCAAAAGCAAAGATGACAATATCCAGGACTGCCTTTTATAAATGGTTAAAAGCTTTTGCTATTTTTACAACAGGACTAGAGCCAATGGAAGACAGAGATATGAATGGTAAGTGGATGATAATATACACGGATAAAAACAAAAAAGTAAAACCTAAAGATGAGTTGGATTTCTGATTTTAAATGGTGTATTGATAACGATTGGCAAGTTTATGTAAAGCCAATAAATACAATGTACTTTAAAATAGCAATTAGAAAAGGAGGTATATCTACAAATGGTAAAGATAAATTTTATGATGCTAAAAAAAGTATTACATTATACAGTAAAGAACATTTAGGAAAAATAGAATATAAAACTCAGAAAAAAGCAATGGACAAATTGCCTGAAGTTTACAAATACCTCCGAGAAACCTATGGATAAATATGACCCTTTTGAGGGTGTTTTTGATGAATATGATGATGAAGAATTACACTGGGCTATGTTGAATTCATACGATGTTATTGTAAATGACATTAAGATTGAAGACATAGTAATTACAGATGTAGAATTTTTTATTCACGACATAAGTTCGAAAGTTAAAAAATCATCTATAGATATTTTGATAGCATATTTTGAAGAAACAGAAGAGTACGAAAGGTGTGCTGTATTATTAAAAATAAAAAACAATTTAGATGATTGACAAGATTCATAAAAAAGAAATAGCCGTTATAAATTTTCTCAACGAAATCTATGATTGGAATTTATCTCACGCAGGTATGGACTACGAACACTATGATGCTATAGGTTACACCAGGAAAGGTAATGGTTGTATTATGGAAATGAAATTCAGAACAACGCATTACGAAGATATGATGTTGGAGAAAAAAAAATATCAATGGCTTATGGAAACATCGTTTCCAAAATACGAGCATAAGTTTTATTTGGTTCAAGATCCAACAGGAATTTATATTTTCTGGTTAAACGATATAGATATGAATGTATTGACTACAGAAGATATGAACTGTCCCCCAACAACTTATTTTGCTGAGTCTCCAAAAATAAATAAGGAGGTTTATTTACTGCCAAAACAATGGGCATCAGTAAAAATTTTAAACTATGGAATTTAGAGAATACCAGAAACGAATTATTGACAAGGCTTTAGAGATAATAGATATAAGAAAATTTATATACTTATCTATGGAGGTTAGAACAGGTAAAACACTTACATCACTAGGTGTCCTGGACAAGATAAAAAACATAAACAAAGTATTATTTATTACTAAGAAAAAAGCAATAGGCAGTATTTACGAGGATTTTAAAATGTTAAAACCAACCTATGAACTGCTTGTAATAAACTATGAATCACTACATAAGATCGATGAACGTGGTTGGGACGCTATAGTTTGTGACGAGTCACACAGTATGGGTGCATTTCCAAAACCAAGTAAAAGAGCAAAACAAGTTAAGCAGTTAATAATAAATAACAATCCTTATGTAATATTTTTATCTGGAACTCCTACTCCAGAATCATTTAGTCAAATGTACCACCAGGTATATGGATTAAAAAACAATCCGTTCAGAAAGTATTCTAATTTCTATAAGTTTTCTAAAGACTATGTTTTAGTTAAGCAGAAGCGAATAGGATCTTTTATGGTAAATGATTACTCTTTAGGTAAACAAGAAATTCTTGATAAAATGAAGCCGTTTACTATATCATATACGCAAAGAGAAGCAGGATTCAAATCAAAAATAAATGAAGATATAATTTATGTTGATGCACCTGATATGATTATGAATCTTTGCAGTAAACTAAAAAAAGATTTAGTTATTGAAGGCAAGGAAGATGTTATACTTGCTGACACTGGGGTAAAGCTAATGCAAAAACTACATCAAATGTATAGTGGAACTGTTAAGTTTGAAAGCGGTAAGTCTATGGTGTTAGATACATTTAAGGCTCAGTTTATCTATGATAATTTTTGTACTCAAAAAATAGGAATATTTTATAAGTTCAAAGAAGAACTTAATGCTATAAAAAAAGTGTATGGTGACAATATATGTACTGATCTTGAAACATTTGATAGTACAGATAAATCTATAGCATTACAAATTGTTTCTGGTAGAGAGGGAATAAGTTTAAAAAAAGCTGATATACTATTATACTACAATATAGATTTTAGTGCTACAAGCTATTGGCAATCAAGAGACAGGATGACAACTAAAAATAGATTAGAAAATAAAGTTGTTTGGGTTTTTACAAAAGGAGGAATCGAACCAGATATTTATAAAGCAGTAAGCAAAAAAAAGGATTACACTTTAAAACATTTTAAAAGAGATTTATTAACTTTAAATTAAATACAATGATAAACGCAATTGGTTGGCTAATAGTAGCCTGGGCAGTAATGGTAGTAGGAAAAGCAATAGCTAAAATAATATTTCCTGAAGACTGGGAGTAATGACAGAACAACAAATACAAGCAAAAAGAATCAAGCAGTTAGAGGCTGAGGGATATTACGTTATCAAGCTTATAAAAACAAATAAAAATGGTATACCTGATCTTGTAGCTATACCACCTAACTGCAAGGTTTTGTTTTCTGAAATTAAAAAACCTAATGGAGTTCTTTCTGTAATACAAAAATATAGATTAAAAGAATTAGAAAAGCACGGTGTAATAACCGAAATATATAAAGGATGAAATATACTGAAATAAACTATAACTTTGTTCTTGGATATTATGTTGTCCCTGAACCTAAAAAAGAAGTTAAAACCACTATTGATACTATTAAAAAAATTATCCAGGACGAAAGCGGAATAGATAATATTTTGAAAAATAGTAGAAAACGAAGCTATGTTGATGCTAGAAGAATATTTTATCACATACTACGAAACTATCACTATTTAAGTTTAGATAAAATAGGTAAGCTATGTGGAAATAGAAACCACGCAACAATATTACATAGCCTAAGAGATGTTGATTTTTTAATTAAATCAGATCCAGACATAGCAAGTTTGTTTAATCGTGTGAGTGACAGGGTTTTAAATTTAAAGACAGAAAAACAATTGTTATTAGAAAAAATAGAAAGATTAGAAAAAGAGTTATTAACATTAAAAAAAGAGAAAAATGGAATATACATTTAAAGATTTAGAAAAAATTATTGAGTTTAGTTCTTGGTCTGACGATAAAAAAATAGATGAACTATTCAGGATAGATTGTTATATGTATACAAATCTAGGTAAAGACTCAACTAAAAAAGAGGTTGAAGAAACTAAAAGAAAGTCTAAAATAATTTACAGAGCTATTACTAAAATTGATAAAAAAATAGGAAAAAGCTTAATTACAGCCCTCGACTAGTTAATAACTTTTTATTTAGAAAATTAAAATTTTTTGTAGATTGAGAGAACCTGTAAAAAATGCCACTAAATAAAAACAGTCAGAATGCAATAAATTACATTAATATGTTAATGTCAAATATTAATGAATTAACTGACCAAATTTACGAATCTCTTATGGATGAGGATAATGAATCATTAAACTCAAACATAAAAGAGCTTATATCCGTACTGAAGGATACTCAAAAACTAACTGAAGATGAGTTCTAATGAATCAGTTAGAGTGTGTAAACAATGTAAAGTTTCCAAACCATTAACAGAATTTAACAAGGACGGCAAGTATTTTAGAACCGAATGCAAAAAATGCATTCTTGTTGTTAAAAAACAAAGAAGGCGTAACAAAAGAATATGGTTGAGGGAATATAAAGAGAAACTCGCTTGTAGTGTTTGTGGGTATTCAAAAAAAACAAACAAAAGTTTTCGTAGCAGAGCATTGGAATTTCATCATAAAAATAATGATAAAAGTTTTTCAGTCAGCAATGGTATTGCTCAAGGAAAAGGACTTGAAACCATTAAGAAAGAAATAGAAAAATGTATTGTTGTTTGTTCCAGGTGTCACGCTGAGATTCATTCATCAAAATAAACCCCCTCCTGATTTCTTTTTACCACCTAACAATGGTCCACCACTAGATCTTCTCTTTTTAGTTTTCTTTTTCGGCTTTGTTTTTCTTTTTATAGGAATTCCTGAACCGCCTTTACTTTTCTTTCCACTTTTCTTATAGGACTTTACATTATACTTAATAATAGAACCTGCTTCAGAAGGAAGAATACCGAGACTATATAGAAGATAGGCTAAACCATTAAGAGTCATTGCCCCTTTTAATGATGGATCTAATTTCTCTTTCTTTACCATAATTATCCGTGTAAGTTCCAGTAGATCCCATACCTATCATCTCAAATAACTCACCAGCAGTTCCAAATGGTATACCTAAAACACCTGCCTGCTCTATAAATGTTTTTTTATCTTTTGCAAAAAATTGAAAAGGATCATCTCCGTCACTTGCAGTTTTTATAACCTTATTAACCATCATTAAAGTTAAGTCATCTAATGGGGGTATAGGTGATAAAATATCTTTAACTACGTTACCAGCTCTACCTTTAACTCTGTTTTCAAAAGATTTTCTTTTATCTTCTTCATCATCATCTCCAGTTAATCCTTGAGATATAGCAGCTAATCCTTGAGTAACAGCTAATCCAAGTAAATTAAACATAGCCGTCTCTACTCCAAGACCAGCCAAAGAACGATACGCATTTCTTTTATCATCTTTTGTAGCTGTTTTACTAAGTGCTATATTGAAATCAGTATACATTCTTGTCTTTTGATTTAATAAAAAATTGGCGAATGGAAAAAATATTTTACGAGCAACCTGTGATGTAGCGTTTTTACTGTTAAATAAATCACCCTGCAAGTCTGTGTCAGAAACATTTTGTTGTCTTCCAACTTGTTGCTCTGCAAAAGCACCAGCTTGTTTATTTACCTTATGATTCGACCAATCTATATTAGAAGGATCTATACCTTGTTTTTTTAAGTCATTCATATAGTATGCTATCCAGGAAGCTTGAGCCGCAAACCTATCTGGATTAACTAAAAACTTTTCTAGATAAAATTTATTAGCTTCTATTATTGCTCTTCCAAGTTTCTCTCTTCCTCCTTCAGCAGCTTTATCTAGTCTTGTGTTAGTTCCTTCTAAGTTGGTTATTGACTGCAACCCACGATTAGCAATTTCATAACCTGATTTACTTAACCAAATTCTAGCATCAGGGTTACTTGTTATTAAAGAAATACCTTTACCTACAGATCCAAGATCAAACATTAAATTTGTAGCTGTGTTTACTAATGGAGTTAACTGCTTTAAAAACTGTGTTGGTCCACCTAAAACTCTAGAAACACCAATTCCAGCTATCTGATTAAGCAACTTTACAGTCTCTTTATCTTCAATTTTTTGGCTTGCTCCTCTTTTAGAATTTACATAATTCTGAAACTTACTGAAAATAAGATTCCTATTATCAACATCAGGAATTAAAGTTTTAAAAGCAGGATTCATATTTTTTGAAGTACCTAAAAAGCCTTTCATTATTTGTATACTTTCTGCTGTTTCAAGATCAGTTAAAGCATCTTTTAAGTTACTTATATTTGAAGAATCAAAACCAAGATTTATAACCCTTCCTGCTGGCAATTTTTTAGGTCTGACAATATCCATTAAAACACCTGATTCTTTATCGTAAATTTTCTGAGATGTACCTTGGAATTGAGGGCTACCAATCTCTTGATCAACACTACTTACTTGGTCCTTCAATGAACTAAATGAGTCTGGAGTATAGTTTATGTCTTTACCTAAAACTTTGTTATATACGTTTAACGATACATTTTCTAATTCAGGTCTAACTTTTGACCACTCAGCAGTCATCCATTCAACAGCCTCTTTATTTATAGGATCAACTTTATCTTCAATGTCTTGTATACTATTAGACCCTGAAAGTATTTTATCAAAAGACTCTTTAATAAGTTGAGATTTTTTTGTTTCTCCTGAATCATTTAAAGTTGTAATAGTTTCTTCAATTAAATCTTTACGTCTTTTAAATTCATTTTTCTGCTCCTCTTTAGTTCCGTCTACAGTTCTTCTCATAAAAGCAAACATACCTCTTTCAGTATCATTAGCTGCTGTATTGAAATCTGTTCCGTTGGGTTGTGTTTTTGTAGTGCCTTTTATTGCATTCTTTCTACTTGTTGGTTTTATAAACTTATCTACATAAGCCTCTGCAATATCGTTAGATAGTTTTTCAGCTTTTGCTACTCCGTTTCTAAATCCATCAAAACCAGATAACTTATTGAAAACTCTAGCTGTAGATGTTCCTTTAAATAAATTTTCAATTATTCTAGGGGTTGCGCCTAGTTTTTTATACCAAAAATCAGCAACTTTTGTAGAACCAAAAAGCTTTAATTTCCTAGCTGGCTTTAACTTTTTATTAGCCTCAATAACGTTCTTCATTCCTTCATTACGTTTAGTTGTAGCTACTACACCACCAGTACCTTGGTTTACAATAAAATTAACCATAGCATCTAAAGCTTCTAGCTTTTCTTTAGCGGTAGTCATCAAGTCAATATCAACTTCCATAAAGTCTTTTATAACTTTCTGATCAGCCTTACTTATAACTAAAGGCTCACCGCTAATAGGATCAATTCTATTTTTTATTATATCATTAATAGCTCCCTTATATGCTTCAAATGCTCTTTTAACACCTTTAGTTATAACAGCGTCTTTGTCATTAGCCATTTGTTCATTAGCTTCGGTTAATTTCTCTGAGTCTGATTCTTCTAAAATAGATCTCATCTCATCAATAGTAAACTCACTAGAGTCAAGTCCTGTTAAGTCACTAAACGCCTGTGCTTCTGCCTTTCTTATAAGATCAACCTCATTCTTTAATACCTTAGATGTATAATTGTCTAATGCTTTTATATCTATAGTTCCAGCAAAAATTAAATTACCTTCTTTATCAGTTTTTGTTTTAGTCAAACCATTAATAACTTTCTGTGCATTTTCTAAATACAAGTCTAAATCCTCAACTAAGTTAGGATCAATCTTATTAAATTGCTTTGCAGCTATAGAAACCTCAGCATCTAACGTATCACTTTTTAAAAGTCTTTTTATTTTTTTATTTAAGTTCTTAGCATTATCAAACTTCTCAGCATTAACAGCATCTATGTTTACTTTAGTTACATACTCAAGTACTTGATTTACTAATCTTGGATTATTAAGATTTACACCAGAAATCTTTTTAATTAAAGACTTTGCTTTTTTTGTTGATATAATTTTTGATTCTAATAAATCCTGGATAGCATCTGAAAGTTGTTTTCTTCTAGTGGTCTGATCTTTTTTAGACTCCCTGTACGCTTTATTCCAGTTCTTCCAGAACTTTTTTCTGTTTACATTCTCGCCCTCTTGTTTTGTTTTATCTGAAGAGGTTTTCTTTTTACCTAATATTTTATCTGGCGAAGGACCTTTCTTCTTTCCAAATACACCAGGTTCAGAAGCCTCTTTCTGTAATACATCTTTACTTTTCTTTTGAGTCTCACTAATAGGCTCTCTGTTAGGGTCAATGTTATTTACAGTTTTAATGTTTGTTGGTGTTGGTTTTAAACCTGTTAACTGTTCAAACTTAGCCTCCAAATCTTTTTCAACCTGAGAAGTACCCGTTTCAATATCTAATTTACCAGTAGGGTTAGCAGTTATAAAATCTATAACATCCTGTATATATTGACTTTCGTTTTCAGTAGTATACCCATCCAGCCCTTGAACTCTTGTATCTAAATCAGATACTGGGTTTTGCCCAAATTTATTTTTGTTTTTAAACCAGAACCTTTTCATTGCTGAAGTAATGTTATTTCTGTCACCATACTTAGCATAGTCTGCTTCAGTAATTTTCCCTATCTTTCCTTTTATGTCTAAAGGGTCTACTAATCTTTCCTTCTCTTCTTTTGTTTTAGACTTTCTCTTTTTTCTTTCAGCATCAAGTGTTTCAGCAACCTCTTTTATATTGTTAGATCTGTCGGCAACAGCTTCAGAATATTGCTCTTCAGTTAAGCTGGTATCACCTTCTAAATCTAATTTATCTCCAGCATTAACATCAATAACATTTTCTAATATCATTTTGTTAGCCTTAGCCTGACTAGATCTATTCACTGGCTTATCTGTATTTTCTTTTACTGCCACTGGATTAGCAGTACCATCTGCGTTCATTTGTACCTGAATCTTTGTTCCAGGAACTACAAACCTACGAGACTCTTGATCTATCTTTTCGTCTCTTTTTTTATTTAACTCATCAGATTTTACTTGTTGCTCTGGAGTTAGCGTTTTCTCATCAGTGACGGTAGTTTGACGTGCGTCTCCTTTTCCCACTCCTTGCAGTTCCACTTTATCGGTTTCCCCTGTTTCTTTGCTTCCGCCATCATCTGATAGCACTTGCTCCTCTGTTTTTGACTCTTGAATGGCATCTTGTTTTTCTTTTATTAGTTTATTTTGTTCTTTTAAAATGTTCTCTTCAGACTCTATAATAGCAGGTAGGTTTGCTTTTAACCTTACCTCATTCTCAGCTTTCAAAGAAGCCAAAGCATCATCTTTAGTTACATTAACATCTGTAGTTGTTTCTCCTCCAGAAGCTTCTATAGCTTGAGCAGTATCTTCTGCTTTTAAAATCTCTATTTGCTTGTCAACATCTTCAATCTTTTTATCTATATCTTCTTTTAATGGACCTTCTAAATTGCTTCGCTGATCCATCAACTTTCTTCTTTGATTTAAAAGAGCAGCAGCTTCTTCTTGATTACCACTCATAACAACCGAACCTTGTGTTTGGTTTAAAGCAGTTTGCATACTGTATATTTCCTGGTAAACTGACTTGGCATCAGCTACAGACATTTGACCAGAGTTAACCAAGTTCGCAATATCTTTTTCTATATTACTACTTAATGATGCAGCTCTTATTAAGTCCTTTCTTTTATTATTAGATAAAAGTCTTTTAGATCCTACACCAGTTGTAGCAAGAACAGTTAGTATAGCTGTCTCAACAATATCTCTGTTTGATGTAGATTCATTTAAAATTTGTTTACCTACAGAATCATTAGCTAATCCATTTAGGATATTACCTGTAAAAAGCACTGGTAACTCTTCTATAAAAAGTTCTTTACCGTTTTCTTTAACTAAGTCTTTTACCTTATCCTGAAACACTTTACTGCTAACAACTGTTTTAGGTTTTAAAGCTAAGTCTTTTAGTATTTTTGGAAAGCTCTTTGTAGCTTCAAGTAGTTTTGTGTTTCCACCTGCTAGTCCTGAAAATATTCCATCTAAGCTAGCTCTACCATTACCATACATTATAGCTCTAGACATAGCCTCTTCTTCAGGAACACCAGCCTCCATAAGTTGACTCTTAATATCATTAACTTCTCCAGCAACAGTAGACATATATGAAACAGAACCCATACCTATACCACCTGGAACAGTGGTTTTTAAACCAGCTTTTTTAAGTCCTTTTTGAATAGCTTTGG